AATACGAATCTGCAAAAGCATCGCTTGAAAGCAGTTCTAAACGAGAGCAACGTTTAATAGATAAACGTATTAACAGGAAACAACGTATCGAAAATCAGAAAGCTCGACAGACTGAGGAAGTCATGAAGCAGATTAAGCACTTCCTCGAATCGGAAAGTAAGCGTAAAGCTAAGAAAGAGGAGAAGCAGTCTAAATATGCTGGAAAGAAAAAGAAGGTACCTCCTCGCAAGTTAGAGCCTAAAGAGAAGGTTGTAACATATCCTTATTACATTAGTATTAATGTATTTAAGGACAAAACGCATAAAGAACGTATAGATTTGGATCCTATAGGAATGAACATTTCTCAGGATTCATTACATAAGTGGATGAATCACTATCACAGGATGTATAGTGATCTCTACAAAGATGACTACGTAGGAACGTTTGTATATAACAGTCCGACGTTAGATCATTGTATTCTTGAGTCAATTAACAGTAAATATTACAATATTGATGGTTATTTGACAAGTCGTATAGCTTCTCAAAGAGCAGCTGCAGCGGCATAAAAAGTGCGTCGAAAGACGCACATAAGGAAGAGTAATAGCCTGATAAACTACACTAGGTACTATATCGATGCAGTATAGGGCAGTTCGATTCTGCACTCTTCCACAAGATTAAAACCACAACCATGAAAATTAGAAACAAGACAGTATTAGTATATGATATTGAGGTATTTCAAAATATCTTTCATTGTGCTGTGAAGAATACTGAAACTAACGAAATTCATTTATTTGAAATATCTAGTAGAAAAAATCAACTAGAAGAGTTAGTTAAGTTTTTCAAACAGTTTAATAATACAGAAGGATCATGGAACCAATCTTATACTACAGATTATCAATTTAATACAGATATAATATTTGCAGGTTATAATAATATTCATTATGATAATCCTATAGTAAACTATATGATAGATTACTATGAAAAGCTTATAGTACATCCGTATTGGAGAATTTGTAGTTCTATTTATAATTTCAGTAAAGTTATTGTAAATAGTAAAGAAGGTGAAGAAGGGTTATGGAAAGAATGGAAATATCAACAATGGTTTGAATCATTTGATATTCTAACTATGTTATATTCTACACAGTTACGAGTAGGCTTGAAAGAGATGCAAGTAACTATGCAATATCCAAATGTACAAGAATTTGTATATGATTGGAGTAAACCATTACCAGAATCCTTATTTGATGAAATGATTCAATATAATATAAATGATGTTGAATCAACTTCTGAGTTGCTAAACAGATGCAAGAAAGATATAGATCTTCGAGTTGCTATTGAAGATGAATATGGTGTAAGAGTCCTAAGTAAAGATGGTGTGAATATTGGAATGAAAATTATCACGCAGAAATACCTAGAAAAAACAGGACAAAGTTGGTGGCAGATACGTAATTTACGTTCACCAATGAACTTAATTCCATTGAAAGATGTTATACTACCTTTTGTTAAATATAAATCTCCTATCCTAAATAAAATGCTTGAAGAAATGAAAAAACAAGTAGTTTCTCCGGGTAGAAAAGGTTATGAGTATAAATTTATATTTAACAATCTACGATATTCTGTAGGAGTAGGTGGTATTCATTCGGTGAATGATCCTGAGATTATTATACCCAAAGAAGATGAAATGCTTATAGATATAGACGTCGCTTCTCTATATCCAAGTATGCTAATACAATATAAGTTTTATCCTAAACATTTAGGACCAGAGTTCCTAGAAGTCTATTCTCAAATTAGAACAGAAAGACTAGAAGCAAAAAGAAATGGGAACAAAGTGAAAAATGAAACTTTGAAACTTGCGTTAAATGGTTTAAGTGGTAATTTACAAAACGAGCATAATTTTTGTTATAGTCCATTTGCAGTAATGCAAATCCGTATTAATGGACAATTGCTATTACTGATGTTAGCAGAATCTCTATCCGAGTTAGGATGTAGAATAGTACAAGCAAACACTGATGGTTTATTTGTTCTTTTAAAGAAAGATAAATACCAACAAGTAAAGCAAGCATGTACTAGATGGGAACAACTAACTAAACTCGAACTAGAAGAAGAACGTTTTGAAGCTATGTATCAATTTGCAATTAATGATTATATTGCAATTAAAGAAGGATACAAAGAAACTAAAGATAGTAAACTTATCAAGAAAAAAGGTATGTTTATTACTGATGTCTTACTTGGAAAAGGTCTTAATCCTAAGATCATACCAGAAGCAGTTATTAAGTATTTTGCAGATGGAATTCCAGTGAAAGATACTATAATGAATTGTAAAGACATTCGTAAGTTTCTACAAGCAGAAAAAACAGGTAAGCAATGGACTGTAGAATACAATGGAGAAATACAACAGAGAGTTAATAGATTCTATGTTAGTACTGATGGTTTGTATCTTTGGAAATGGAAATCTGAAAATGGTATTAAAGAATACCAGAGTATGTTGAAAGGGTATGGTGTAACTATACACAATAAATTTACTCCAGATAAACCTATTGAAGATTATAATATTAACTATCACTATTATATCCTACAAGCTACAAAGATTATTAATCAGTTAAAGCCACAACAGTTAAGTCTATGGGACTTTTCATAAAATATCACAGATTATCATACTCTAAGACATAGACTTCTTTTAACGAAAGGAGAAGTGTATGATATTAGAACTAGATACAGAACTGCTCAGTAAAATTGAGCATTTGACTATTAATCAGCTAGTATTTTTAAATCTTGTATTAGGCAATAATCAAGCTAATATCAAAGATGTCCTGTCACTTATCAGTCTGGTGAACGAGACAGAAATACAAGATTTAATTGATCAAGGCTACATAGAAAAAAAGGTTTCAGACAAAGCAGTAGTTTATCTTCCGACTGAAACTTTAACATCGCTTATCGAAAGAAAAGTTACGATGTTTGATGAATTCTATGAAGCATATCCGCAGGTTGTCATTAGACCAGATGGTACAAAGAGCTTCTTACGAGCCAATAAGAACAATTGTAGAAAGCGTTATAACGCTATCGTAGGCAAAAGTAGAGCAGCTCATGAGCATTTAATGGAATGTTTAAAATTCCAGCAGAATGAACTAGTAATGACTGGTCGTATGGGTTATATGAAAACAATGTGGAAATGGCTTACCCAATGTGAATGGGAAGCACTTGACGAGCAAATGAAATGTAGTGTTGAACAAAATGAACAAACATCTTATGGAACAACACTTATATAAACCACTACCATTCAAGCATATTTCTGAAGTAACAGAAGAAGCTTTAGAGTATATTGATATGCGTAGGAAACATGAAATTGAACCACTTAGAACAAGGTGGAAGAAATTCAATAGATTGTGTAATGGTGGCATAGAACAAGGTTGCATCTATACAATAGTAGGTGCCTCTGGATCAGGTAAGTCCTCATTTGCAAATATGTTAGAAACTGATTTAATTAGTCTAAATCCTAATAAGAATGTTATAGTATTATCTTTTTCATTTGAAATGTTATCAAGTAGACAAGTAGGTCGAAAAATAAGCAGTTCAATGCGAAAGACTACTGCAGAATTATATAGTTCTGAATTTGATCTTCGTGATGAAGAATTTCAGAAGATACAGGAAGAAGCACAACAGATTGCTAAATTTCCTATATACTATGTAGATTCTGCAGCTACAGTCGATCAGATTAAGGATACAATACAGTACTTTCAAGACACTCTTGCTAAAGATAAATGGTTAGTAGTAATGCTAGACCATACACTGCTAGTAAGAGGAAGAAGTGATGAAAGTGCTTTAAATATTATTAGAGATTTACAGAACTGTTTTATAAATGCAAAAAAAGTAGGTTGCACAAGTATAATTCAGCTCTCACAAATGAACAGGAACATAGAGTCTCCTGATCGAATCAATAACCCAACATGTCATTATCCAATGCGTAGTGACATTTCTTCCGCTGATGCTATCTTTCAAGGAAGTGATGTTGTACTTGTAATCGCCCGCCCAGAAACGTTAGGCTTTGCAGTGTACGGACCCCATCGACTCCCAGTACAAAACAAGATATATCTCCATATTCTAAAGAATAGGGAAGGACAATTAGCAATTCTTGATTTCGAAAATGATCTAGCACACAACAATATTATCGAAATTGAAAGAGGCATGGAACTAAACCCTACTTAGTTCACAATTAAAAAAAGACTGATATGAAAGATTATATATTCTCTTTTGGTAAATCCAACAACAATTCTTCTTACTTTGGAACAACAACAGGTAATAATTCTGTAAGTAGTTATACGCAAAGCTTGTTTAACAAAGCAATGGGTTTAACTCCGTATTACCAGACTCCGTGTCGGAGTTCATATAATAGTTCGACTCCTTTTTATCTTCTTCCTTTTGCTGTAGAGAAGAAAAAGAGTCCGTTGTTCGATAGTAATTATCGCTATAAGAAGATTCAGCGTGATCTTGACGTATATGAAGCTTGGAAGAATGCTGTAAATCGAATGAATGCATATCGTAATTATTATGGTAATGATAGTTATGAGGCATTGATTAATGGTATTCCGGCTAATTTCTTTAGTGATTTTGTACAGATTGGAGATACTGTTATTCCGTTTAATGCAAACCGTAGCTTTTTTAACAGTTTGACTTCGGAGAGAAAAACAACAATTCTTAGTGTATCTATTACTATTATCGAAATTTTTGTGATCGAGTAATTTTAAAATAACATATACTTACTATTTCAGTATTTACAAATCTTATCATAGCGTATCAAATCACAGTAAGTTAATATCTATTCATTATGATAGTATTACCTACTGAAAAAGTTAAAGCCAAAGTAAAGAATCCAAGATTCTTAATACTATTTGGTAAACCAAAATCGGGCAAAACTACTATAGCAAGTCAATTAGATTCAAATTTAATCATTGACTTAGAGGGAGGAGCTGAGTTTTTAGATTCTCTCTGTGTTCAAGCTAGAAACGTAAACGACTTAGGCGAAATTGCTGCGGCTATTCGTCAAAAGAATAAAGAATGTAATGGCTTCTTCTATAAGCATATAACTATTGATAATGCAACAAGATTAGAAGAAATAACGTTAAGTTATGCTCTAACTCTTTATCAACAGACTCCAATGGGTAAATCCTATAGAGGAGATGTTCGAATGTTACCTAATGGTGCTGGATGGTTTTATATCAGACAGGCTGTTAGAAAAGTTATCGATATGTTTAGAGAGTTGTGTGAAGAATTTATTTTAGTAGGTCATACTAAAGATAAATTAGTCAATAAGGATGGTGAAGAACTATCTGAAATGCAGCTTGACCTTGCTGGAAGACTTAGTGATATTATCTGTGGAGAAGCAGATGCTATAGGCTATGTCTATAGAAAGAAAAACCAGACATTGATTTCGTTTCAAGGTGGAGAAAACAATATAGTAGAAGCGAGAGCACCTCATCTTAGAGGTCAGAAAGTTGTTATTGCTGAAAGTGATAACGAAGGTAAGTTAGTTACCTATTGGGATAGAATTTATTTGCCTAATAATGATTAAAATATACGTATATGTACAGTTCTAGCAGAGCAAAAAAGATTGTAAAAAACGATGTAGCATTTTTAAGTGCAGGTATTCATGATAATGTCCATTTGATTGGAATTAGATATGAAACCTCAATTCAAGATAACAGTTTTATCGAATTTAAATTCGAAAAAGAAGGTAGGATTATGACTCATACTGAGTGGGAACCAAGAAAGAAAACAGCTTTTGGCGAACTTACTCAGGAGGAATTTGAGTTAAAATGTGATAAGCAATTCTCTCGTGTAGAGCAGATTTTGAAATGTTTTTATGACGAAGATAAGTTGCAATTTGAAGGTGAAAGCTTCAAAGAGTATGCTAAATGGGTAGTAGGACTTTTGTCTGCAGATAACATTAAGGATAAAGCCTTAAGAGTAAAAGTTGTCTATAATGATAAAGGTTATACCACACTTCCAAAGTATGCGAAATATACATTTATCGAGCCTATGTCTACAGTAGATGCTGGCGGATCAATGATTACTAAGTTAGGAATTGATTTGTTTGAAAAACCGATTGTAGCTGATGTCGAGAAACAAAATGCTAATCCATTCCAAGTAGTAAATGGTACATTAGAAAGTGTTGACGTTACAACAAGTAACGATAGTGAGGATGATTTGCCTTTCTAAAAAGGTAGAACATTATATAACCAATTAAATTGGGGGGGGGTAACGAAAATTATCCTCCCTTTTTTATTAACCTCAAAAAATAGTTTATTATGTTAGACATTCAAGAGATAGAATCAAAGTTAACAGACTTAAAATATTCAGTAAAAAATGGTGAGATTAGTGGTAATGCGAAGGGACATGATGACTTAGAGCATCCGTTTTTGCAAATGATGCAACAGTTTGTTAAAGACGGCAAACAAACTGAGTTTGAAAAAATGTTCAAAGAAGCATCTGAGAAGATGTTGAATAGTAAAAAGCCTGAGTCTAGCGGTAGCATTGGAGACAATCTTACTACTAAAACGAAACCAAAAGATCTGGAGGTTGGTGATGAGTTTTTTGGTAGTATTATCACTACTATTAAAGACGAAAACGGTAAAAACAAACGTACAAAACCGATAGATTTTTGGAAAGTCATAGAGAAGGATACTCGCTTTGGAACTAAATATACGGTTACAAACAATAAAGGCGAGAAGTTCAAAACATCTGCTTCTGGAATTACTATGCGTAAGGCTAGTGAGTTTCAGGATAAACTTCGTAAAGAGCTTGAAAAACTTAAACAGAAGTTAGAGGACGAGAAGAAACGACTAGCTGAAGAGGCTAAGTATGTAGATATATCTAAAATGAATCCAGAGGATCAATTAAAGAAAATTATTGAGGCTGGTATGCGAAACATTTGGATGGTAGGTCCTGCAGGATGTGGTAAATCTACTATGGCTCGTAATGTTGCAAATGAACTTAATGTTCCATACTTATGTATTTCTTGTGGTATTGGTACTTCTGCGACAGAGTTCGTAGGTTATAAGTATCCTACTCGAGAATCTACTAAGTTTGCGGAATATTATGCTAAGCCATCTGTTATCTTGATTGATGAGATGACTGCATTAGACCCTGCAGTAGGTCAAGTATTAAATGCTGCTCTTGCTAACGGTGAGATTGAGACTACTACTGGTTTAGTATGTCGTCACCCCGAGTGTATCATCATTGCTACTTCTAATACGTTTGGCAATGGTGCGAGTCGACAGTATGTGGCTAACAATCAATTAGACGCATCTACTATTGACCGATTCACCGGTGGCATTATAGAAGTTAACTATTCTGTAGATTACGAAAGTCAGTATGATACTGATGTAGTAAACTACGTATGGAAACTTCGTGAGATAATCAAAGAGTGTAATCTACGCCGAGTTGCATCTACGCGTATGATTCAGTCTGGACACCTTATGAAGAAGGCTTATTTTAAGAATTGGAAAGAAATGTTGATTACTAACTGGACTGATTCTGAAAAGGAAATGGTCAACAAAGAGTTAGATTTTTCAACTCGTTTTCTACAAACATCTGAAAGTAAATCCGAAATTAAAAAGGCAGCGTGACATGGGTAAAAAACTGGAGACACATTTTGATAATCTCGATAAATTTTACACTGAGTGTGAAGTTCAAGAAGATACAGGTAGTCCTGATAAGTATAAGGAGATTTCTAGAGTAGACGATCCTAAATGGGTAGGACTAACTAAGGAAGAGATTCAAAAATCTAAATACTTTTATAAAGAAGGTTTAGATGAACTTGAAAAGTTAGATGAAGATCTGATATTTGGAGGATCAAAGACTAACTACAAGTATGATGAGAATGATGGAGACGATATGAATTACGATAGATTTATCGAAGGATTACCATCTCTTAGGAAAAGACAAAGAACTGGAGGAGATAAAAATGGTAAGTTCATTAAACTACATGTAGGAATATGTGAATGTTGTGCAATATCTGCAAAAGATATGCTTTATAAATCTTATACCGCTTTAAAGCTTGCAGATTTCTTAGAATCTCAAGGTTATCGTGTACAGATTTCAACATTTGCTGAAGTAGAGGCGTTAGGTTCTTATAAAGAAGCGCGAATCGATTATCTATTAGTAGAAGTAGTATTTAAGCGATTTGAAGACCCCTTAATACTACCTACTATGCTTACATGTGTATCTCCTTGGTTTTTTAGATATCATATGTTCAGATTTTGGACTGCTAAATTTAAATGTGGCTGGGGGCTAGGTCATGTTCCTAGACAAACCAGAAAAAGTACTAAATCTGATATTTATATCTCTTCAGGAGAATGCCTATGCGAAGAAGGCGCTAAGGAAAAAATTGAAGAAATTAAAAAACTTTTTGATACTGATCATGGGGATGAGGAATAGGTATTATCGCACGTAAGTGGATGTACTGTCTGGTAAAGAAATACAAAGTCTGAAAAGGACGACAGAATACCTAGATTGGAGCTAGTTAATATATACTAGCATGGGGGTTCGAATCCCCCTCTCACACAAAAAGAGAGTAAGCACATAATCCTAGTAGAGGATAAGCAGATGTGTGAATAGCCCGGTATTTTACCTAAGGAGAGGTGCAAGTCCTCTACTCTCACTAAAATTGCTATATTATGTACGACTCTAAAAGAATTAAAAAAGAGGATCCTATTACTTTAGATTATATTTTATCTAGAGTAACAGAGTATGACATATATGCACGTTACATAGGACAATTTAAAATAGGTTATATCTACAATAGTCCATTTAGAGAAGATAAAAATCCTTCATTTGGAATATTTAGAAGTAGGAAAACAGGTAAACTCTTATTTAAAGATCATGGTAATGGTCTTTGTGGAGACGTAATTAGATTTGTACAAGAATATACTGGTATAACTAATTATGACAAACTACTGAAACAGATTGTAAAAGATCTGAACATAAAAAATAATACTGTTTTAAAAAGTACTAAAGCATATGAAAAGTCTGAAGAAACCGTAATTGGAGTAGTAAGACAAGAATTCACTAATGTTGATAAAGCATTTTGGCAACAGTTTGGTATTACTCTAGATACATTAAAGAAATATAACGTAAGTAGTATTAAATACTATTTATGTGATGGAATTGTAAAGGGTATTTATAAGGATGAAAGTCCAATGTATGCATATAAGGTTTATGATAAGTTTAAAATTTATAGACCTCTAGCTGATAAGTACACTAAATGGCGTAATAATCTTACTGAATATGATATTCAAGGATTAGAACAACTTCCTGAAAAAGGCGAATTATTAATTATAACTAAGTCTCTCAAAGATGTTATGTGTTTGAAAGAAATGGGTTATAATGCAATATCTCCATCATCAGAGAGTACATTTATTCCAGATAATATTCTAGATATACTAAAAAAGCGTTTTAAACGCATTTTAGTATGTTTTGATAGAGATCCTGCAGGAGTCAAAAATATGCGTAAGATAAGCAAGAAAACAGGCTTAAATGGATTCTTAGTGCATAAGAAATTCCAAAGTAAAGATATTAGTGATGCCGTTAAGAATAACGGCTTTGAAGTTATTAAAAACTGGTTAAATAAGACATTATGAAAGTATTAAAAAATATTTGGAAAGGTATTCGGTTTGGTATTGGTATGATATTTACTGTTCCGTTTCTTATTAGTATGTTTTGTACATACTTGTTTGGTATTGCTGTAGCTGTATTTGATTATTCTATCATTGATAAAATCAGTGAAAAATTAAGTATAGTTAAAAATAATAATACTGAACTTACTGATGAGGAAATGCTAAATGCTAAACGAGAGTTAGAAACCTTGATTGTAGAACTTGAGAAATTAAAGGAGGCACTTAATGATCGAGTTGCTTAGTACTACAATTACTGTCAATTTAGTAGCTTTAATATCCTTTATTGTTTTATGTTGTACTATTAGCAACATACTCAATCTTCTTTCGTTTAAGAAATTATTAAAACAAATCTTAGATGAAAAAGAAAAAGAGTCAAAACAAGAAAGTGATAAATGCGACTCCAACTGTCTTCGATAATATTAATTTCCGAAGTAAGTTAGAAGTATATACATATAAAGCACTAAAAGAAAATAAACTGAAAGCTGAGTACGAGCCTATAAAGTTTGAGCTAGTTCCTAGCTTTCAGTTTAAAGATAAAAAGATACGACCTATGACATATACTCCAGATTTTGTAGGTAATAACTTTATAATTGAAGCAAAAGGTAGACCTAATGATGTCTTTCCTTATAAGTGGAAATTATTTCAGTATAACTTAGTTAAATCAGGTTTAGATGAACAATATAATTTGTTTATTGTTCATAATCATAAGGAAGTAGATGAATGTATTAAACAAATAAAACAGTTAACTGATGGAAAATAAAAACGTATTAGAAGAATATGATCTGATTGTTGATCTAGGTCCAGTAAAGGACGAGGAAGAATCAGAAAATGTAGAAGAATAATATGGATTTAAGTATACCTTACTATGATGACAATTCTCGTATATCTAATAGTAATTTAGGGCAGTTCTTAAAGAAAGGTCCAAAATATCTAAAAGATATGCTAGAAGGAAACGCTGAAGGTCTTAAAGCTAGTTATTTAGATAAAGGAACAATGATACATATGTATATTCTTCAACCTGAAGAATTTTGGGCACATTATCGAATACTAGACTTTGAAACTCCAAGTAGTAAACAACAGCAGTTATTTGCTGACAAACTAGTTGGTACTGTAGAAATTGACCCAGATTTAGCCCTTATAAAGGCTTATTCTGATGCCTATAGTACAAAAGGTAAGAGTGAAGAAAAAATACTCTTAGAAGCCAAAGAAATGGCTAAAAAGCTAGAAAACTACATAGAATATCTTAAGACTGAACGGCAAACTGAGTTGAAATCTATTTCGTTTGCTGATCTGAATATGCTAAAAACTATTAAGCAAAACATTCAGGATCATAAGAAAGCAAATGAATTATTATATAAACAACCGCAAACCTGCGAACAAAATAACGAGTTCCACATAAATTGGGAATTTCCAAAAGCTTACGAAAACTATCATTTATCTTGTAAGTCTTTGTTAGACAGGCTAATGATAGATCATACTCTAAAGAAGATTACATTAGTAGATTTAAAAACTACTGCTGATGTATGGAATTTTGAACATTCTATTGAAGAGTATGATTATAGAAGACAATTAGCTTACTATTGGTTAGCAATTCATTGGTACTTTAAGTACGAACTGAATATAGATATAGATGAATATACAAAAGAAACCTATATCATTGCTATCCAAAGTAATAATGGATATGAAGTTAGAGTTATTAACTTTACTCCAGAATGTATAGAAGAAAGACTTACAATAATATCAGAAACTATCAGAAGAATATGCTGGCATAAACAAAACGATTTATGGGACCACTCTAGAGAGTATTACGATGGAGATGGATCAGAAGTATATGATGGAAATGATAGTATCTCTATTCTTTAATGAATGTTATTCTAATATTGTATTAAAGAAATTATCTACCTATTTTATAAAAGAAAACCTGCACATAAGTTATGCAGGTTTATCATATACTGAATATATAAATTTATGTAAATTATATAAACAGCATAATTTATATTTAGGTCACTATAGATATAAAGGAGATATAGATTATCATACCATCTTCATATTTAAAATAAATCCGAAGCATGATAGACTGATATATGCAATAAAGAATAGATATTATCATCTATTACCTCTTAAAGTAAAAGAGCATATTACTCAGTTTACTAATAAGAATGTATTTATTAGTTCAAGTGCTAGAATAAATGATAGTATTATGAAAGATGAAGTAACGTTAACAGTAAAAGAAGAACTATTTATAATGCAAATGGCTGAGCAACAAGACGTTCAAGAGCCAACATTGCTTGAAGATACAGATTGCCTTGGATTTTAGTATCCAAAACTTAATTGTTTGAAAAAAGAAAGGGGTCGTTGTGAAACGATCCCTTTTTTGTTTATCCAATACGATTTATCATATCGTTTAGTTTCTCTCGTGGATTTTTCATATTATAATAGGCATTAAGTATTGGAATAACTTTAATGAAGTCTCTTTGCCATCCCTTTAATCCTTTATAAGCACCTCTTTCAATTTCTTCATATTTTCTACTACTCAAATAAGATAACGGATTAATAACCCTATTAACATCTACAAATGTTTGAATTAATGGAGTAATAGAATTAAGAATATCGAATACATCCATTGCATTATACCTAGAACCAGACTCTAATGAAATCTTCTTTAACTCTAACCGTAAGAATTGAGTAAACCAATAATCATCATCGTCTGCACCCATTCCAAATAGGTTAAATATAGTTAACCAGAAGAAGTATGTAAACATTTGAGCATTAAACCTCCTAATATGTAAATCTATTTGTTTCTTTACGTCTACATCAGGATATTGCTCTTGTAATTCTTTTAACTTTTCATCATTTCTTCCTGTAAGGACTCTTAATAACTTAATAAGTTTTCTATCAGAACCATATTTCCATCCATAGAAATATGCCGATGCTGTTCCCATCGATAACTCTTTTGTCTGGTAATTCCAGTACATTGGAGATATTGTATTTTCTATATTTTTTGGAATAAAAGCACGGAACATAAGTATAGTACTAAGGGCTGGTAATAAGTGAACACCACTCTTATCTGCTTCTTCGACCATACCTTCAGCATGGCTAGATATAGATCCTAACTTAGCAGTAATTTCTTCTTCTAGTTCTGCAGTAACATATGGTGCATACTTGGATTTTACTCTAAACCCATCTTTCATTTCATACGCACTCCATAGATTATCTTTAGCATTTCTATATATAGCCTTACGTTCTTCTATAGACTTATTAAGAAAATGGTTATCTAGAAAATCGTTCTCAGAAATAAAATGTAATTGCCCATCCTCTAATCGAATTAACTTATAGTTTAGATAAACTGAAACAGCAAATACACTGTTAGGTAAAAATGACATTAACTTAAAAGCAGCGTACGGTTCTGTAGCTCTAGTAATCATTCTACCTATTCTCCATCTATTAGTATTAGACAAATCTTCCTCCTGATTAAAAGTAAGACCATTGTATTCTAATACACCTATCAGTTTATTGTTAGCTTGATTTTTACCAAATTGACTAGCAACTTTTAAACTAATTAATTCTTTTGTTAAAATGCTATTTGCAATCGTGAAATCATGCATATTATAATGTTTACGAACAAAAGCATCATTAGCATAAAAACTCCATGCAGCAACTCCACCAGATATCGCAGAACGTAAGTTCCAAGACAAACCAATATCTCTACCCCATCTTGAAAAATATTCAAATACTTTATCTAGAGAAATCTTATAACCTTTTAATGTTACTTCAGGTAGTATATCTCGTCTACCATAAATATGATAACCTATATAAGTATGAACTGCATCTGCTAATTTACTACTTGCAGCTGGTTTAGTAAAACCTTTTTGTCTAATAGAACCTGCATTAGTAATTAAACTATCTAATAGATTTAATTGAGGAGCCACTTTCTTTTTATTTTCATAATTACAAGCCATTCTATAATACTTAGTAATAGCTCCAATTAAATCATTAGTACCAGAAGCAGGATCAGTAAGCATGGTAGTATACATTGTAGGCATAATATTTATCTCTGTACCATTAGGTCTAGTTTCTACCTTTACTCCATGTATTTCATCATCTGGTTGAATACCAAATGCATCTACCATATAGTTTCGGGTTCCTGTAATGAGTCCCCTACTACCCCAATAATTAAAGATATTACCATTAATTTGCGGTAACTTATAGTTATTCTTATAATTAGAGTGAGTAATTTTATCATTAGCTTCATTCATAACATCTAGAATAACATTTCTAAGATTAACTAGAGCAGGATCTCTCATTACAGCATTATAAGCCTTCCTATTATCATATTCTTTAATAGATAATTTAGGTTGCTCTGCCTCTGGTATACTGTTGTCGTAGTTTTTATTATAGAACTTAGATTCTTCAGATGTTTCAGCCCAATTGCTATTTGGTACTCTATGCATATACTGTTGCCGTACTGGTATTACTTTGGTCATATAAGAAGCATAGTGTTTTACTCCTTTATCATCCACCCATATATCTTCAGGTGATACAGCACTTTTACCTCCATTTTCCTTTGCTAGATCACTAAGTTCAGATTTAAATAACCTAACACTACCAACAGTTTTTTTAGTACGTTTTCTCACATTATACATTGCTATATCAAGCTCTTTGATTTTATCCTTAACTGCTTGAGGCATTCTAGTATAATCTGGTTCAAATTTATCAGTTCTATATAACCTCAATAGATTGTATCTGGCTTGATATAATCTATCATATATTTCACCATAATCTTTTTTATTTTGCTTAGATACCTTCTCTTTAAACTCATCTGTAAGCTCCCATCTGGTATTACGCTCTAACCAAGCACTATATAATGTGTCACTTCCATCTGGAGTATACCCCTCAACATTTTTCATTCTTTCCATTTCTTCTAAGAAAGCATCCATGTCTACTTTAGACTCCAATCCTTCTTGTAGTTTGGCATAAGCTTCTGTAAGTTCAGCAGCTATTTGAGCTTCTACACTACCTTCTGGTTTTAATTCTCCACTAATAGGATCATAAGGATTTGCAAGATTCCTTTTCTTCTCTAATAACCTAATATATTTTTGATATTCATCTATTGGCATTCTTTCGAATCTAGGTTTATTAGTACTACTATCTCTGTATGGTTTTAATATGTTATCTATCTCTAGGTTTACTTCGGATAGAGCCATATTAGCTTCCATACTTAAATTAGTAAAGATATCATAAAATTCTGGTGTATACTTTCTTTCACAATTCTCAGATTTCCAATTATTATAATCTTTTTGATATTGTATCCATAAAGATGGGTTAAGCTTAAGTTCGTCAATACTAGCCAGTTTATGCTTTTTTAACCAATCCTTTCTAAACTTATATTTGTTATTTTGATATACACCATACCTACGATCTCTAATTAAATATCCAGTTTTTTTACCATCTACATCTCTTTCAAATAAAAGATTATGGTCTCTTGTTTCTTTTGCTGCTTTATATAATTCAGCATACTTACGATAAACCTGTTTATGAGTCATAGAATTAACATCACCAATAACTTTTCTCAATAGCTTGATAACAAATTTAGGTGAGTTTACAGGAGTAGCGAAGAATCTATGATACCAATTTAAATCACCATCAAAAGTAAGCCAGTTCATCAGAGCTCTATCTATATTAGGGTCTTTAGCTTCTTCCATCTCAGTACGCAAGAACTTTTCTACTGTTCTTCTAACTGAGTTCCCATACATGTAACCAATGTTTTCTCTATCTATCATCTTTTTAGATGAGAATTCTCTAATCAATCCATCTACTACAGATAATATATTATCAAATTCATTAGTACCTAATATATTTTCATAGATATTCCTATTAAATTCTGTATTTAGCTCATTATAAAGTTTACGTAAATTACTCTCATGTGGGTATAAATACTCAGCACCAAAATTATCTAAAGCAGTTCTTAACTTAGTAAGTTCTTCAGTATCATTTGTTATTTGTGCAGTACTTATCTTCTCATCAATAGTTTTAATTACTCTCTCTGCTTCATCTAGACTATATAGTACATTATCTACATACTCTAGACTACCATTAAGAAAATTAGCAATATTGTTAACACCTTCTACATCAGTTATAGAATTTTGAATACTTCTAAAATTAGATAGTAACTTATCATTACGTAAGTTTTCATTTCTATCAAATTTGTCTTCTATAACATTGTATCTTAAGGAAGCTACACGGTTCTCTGCTGTCTTAACCATATCAGAGAATACAGATCTAAGTTTGATAGAAGCAATTTCTTCACGTTTACTAGCTGCTGGTAGAACGTCAGGTATATAATCATAAGAATCTTCTCTTTGTTCTAGAGTTTGATATGCATTAAATTCAATAACATTATCTACTATTTTATTAATTAAATCTTGATGAGTAGTATTTTTACCAAATAACCTCTTAAACCAATCAATAATTTTTTGAATTAATGTTTTTTCTCCTTTTGTAGCAGGGAAGTCAAACATATTGTGAATGACCTCAGGATTAGAAAATAGCTCTGCAGCAAACTCATATACATTCTTACTAGCATGATCCTCATACTTTTCTGCATATTCTTTTTGAATCTTTCTAAGTTCATTAGCTGCTTCAGTATTTGAAGCTAATGAGTCTAGAGTAATAGCATGGGCTATTTCATGCAATAACACATTCTCTAATGAACCATATCTACTGAAATCACCATTTCTATTTACTACAATTTTATTAGAGTTTCTGTCATATATAGCAGGTGTCCAGTAAGTAGCTTCAGGATATACCTCATTCAATGGTCTATCAGTATATTCAATAGATACAGGCTGCATATTTATTTTGGCAGCAACGTCATTGAGTACAGTAGCCATTTCAGAATCCATATTATCCAATAGTTCTTTACTATTACTGTAGGATTGCATAGATTCTAGTTGACTTGTATTTTCTGAGTTACTATCTGCTAGATATATATTATTATCCTGAGTAGAGAATGTACCCTGATTATCTATTGATTTAATTTGATTAGGATTGGATACTAAATAATCAGATATTGGCTTTGATTCTCTAGTCTCATCTATATTAGTTATAAGAACTGATTCGTTTGCGTCGATTTCATTTTTATTTTCTGATAAGACTTTATCCGCCCTTTCTCCTTTACCATCTATTACTAATAAATTTTTAGCACTCAAGAAAACTGGGTAAAATAATTTATCACGATTTGGATTTTTATACGTATGTACATCACCAGCTTCTACATGAGAAAACCATATATTTTTTAATTCTTCTACTGTAACACCTTTTAATTTTTTAGCAATATATCCCCACACAAATTCATCTTCTTCTCCTTTTTGTACTTCATCTAATGGGATAAAATCTAATTCTCTATCAACTATATGTAGTATAGCTTCGTCTCTTGGAGAAATAAAAGATTTAGCTGTTTTTATAGAGGGAGTGAAAAAGAATTTAGGAGCTATTTTTGTAGATAAATACTGTCTATTGTCAACAGACGGAATAGCAAATGTATCAAATTCACTGCTACTTCCATGATACACTACTAAAGGTTCACCGTTTTCATCTACTACTTTGGATACATTGTTTTTATCTTCAGATTGCCAGTCCCCAAACCACTCTTTAAAGCTCTTAGAATAAGTTCTAGCCTTAGCTTGAATAGCAGCTACTCTATCACCATTATAATGCTCTAAAAGGTCTGAAAAGAGCTTAGATGGCTCCCCATTGGGAGCCTTATCTATGCCATTACCATTGTTTTGCGACCATATATGATAAGCCGCTGCTTCACTAGTTGCATTTTTTAATTCTTCAAATTCTCTTGCAACTTCTTTATTTTTTAAATTAGGACAAATTATTTTCATTATGATTATTTATACAATGATTCATTTCATCTGTAGAAAATTCATTCTCATTATTAAACTCATTATTGGTATTTTCTTCAGTATTAATACCATTTATAAACCTGTCTTTAAACGCTTGTTCATTAGAAATATCTCTTCCAGACTTATCTCTAAATTTGAAGTCAGAGGTGCTGTGTACTTCTGCAGGTATACCTAATCTAATAGCTGCCTTAATACCAGCTTCGTCAATACCTGTTTGACCTCCACTTCTAATAGCAGCTATAGTAATACCGTTGTTTTGTAATTCTTGTATTAACGCTGTCACATAATTATCTACTTCTTCCTGACTATACTCTGATAATGTATATATACCGTTACCTGCTATATTAAGTTTAATGTTATTTGTAGGTAATCTTTTACTGTTTATTTCCTTTACAATTTCATCAGCATAATACTTTGCAGCAGTTGTAGGTAAAGTATCATCATTCATTCCATCACCTGGTATAGGTGAACTGATATATTTGTTACCTGCAACTCTTTTAGTAAGCTTTTCACCAGCTGTATTAAAATCTGTAGCAATAGCTAAAGTAATATCAGACCAATCTGCATTCTCTTTAGTACGTTGAGGATAATTTGTAGTACCAGAAGTAGTAAACGTAACTGGCTCACGTTCCTGAGATTGCTCTAGAGATTCTGTAGGAACAGACTCTACCACCTCACCATTCTCATCAATGCTAGTATCTACTAATGGAGCTGAATCACTTTCAACAGTACTAAACATATAATCAATTGTGCTTCTTGAATAGAATACTCCACTTAACGGTTTACCATTTACTTTATTAGTTTGTGAGTTGATTTTTGGTACAATCTCATTATTAATAATATCTGGAATATCCTCTAAGAAATTATTATCGTATTTAGCAAATCTTGGAGCAACATTATTACCCGGAATAATAGAGAATCTAGATATATATTTACTTCCAGTAGTATATGGAGATAAGTATTCAGATACAAACCCTTTACCACCTTGTCTAAATCCTTTCTTATTCACTAATATATATAATGGTTTATATGTTTTAATTTTACCATTATCTTTAATAAATGTACCAACATATTTATATAGATTATATCCACCAGTAGCATTGTTATCTCTCATTTTAACATATGGGTGATACAATGGAACATCAGTATCATCTTTACAAACGTATCTTCTAGAAGATCCTTTAATAGCTACAGGAACTAATCTATTACCAACTTTCTCTCTATGAATATAAATACCTTTATTACTCGTATTTATTACAGGAACCATGTTATTATCCTGCCAGTTATTACGGTAGATTTCGTCTACATCATCTGAAGTAAATAGATTAGAGAAATTATCTATATTTTCCTCTAACGTTCTTACGGTCTCATAATAACCAAGTTCATCTAATACTCTAGTAGGTATAAAATCAAACAGAGAATTTAAGTGTTTAGTACCATGACCACTAAATACTGCATATCGAACTAAATCGTAAGCTAAATCATGTAATTCTTGATTATCACTATCTAATAATTCTTGCCAGTATTCTCTAATCTGTCTACTAGCATTAGAACTAATATCATCTGAATAATCTAAACGAACATAATCTATAGCTTTACCTGTAGTGTCAGTTACACCAGTAATACTATTAAGGAATAGATTACTAATTCTACCATTAGTAACAGAAATGATTGGGTATTTACCACCTTTAGAAGCAGCATCAGAGATAATATCAGTTTTAATCCTATTAATCCTCTTAGCAATAGTATTAGGACCAATGAATAAGTCTCTTAGCTCTTTCATACTATTAATTAATGGACTACTAGTACTATCATACAATGCATAAGCTCTCCAGTAAGAATCAATAGCATTAGTAAATGCTGTTACAGCTTGTTTATCTTTTACTTTGGAAAATCCACTAGCATTAATAAGAGATCTAAATACCCTATAGTACTCATCGGAAGATTGTATATTAATTTTACCAAGTAAATCCAATGTGAACTTGATACTATTATCTATCTTCTTTTGTAAGAATGTTTCCTTAAAGAATTTATTAATCATTTCTGATGTGAAATATGGGCTAGTATAACAATCAGCAACATTCTGTAAGAAAGTTCTCATTTCAATAGAGTTCTTACCAAACTTCTTAGTGTCTACTTGAGAAGCCTTTACAAGATCAGACATTACCTGAGCCATAGGTTCTATTTCTTTGAATAACTTATATACAAGTATTTGTCCATAGTAATAGTCAAAATCTTTTTCTTTATCATTTGCTTTACGAAGAAGATTTTCTAAATAACCTAACTTTCCTTGTTCAGGAACCTCAAATAATACTTGATCTGTAATTTGTTCATTCTTAAGTAAGAGATCAAGATTTTCTTTATCCTCATTGGATTTAGCTAAACTCTTTGCTTTAGTAACAAATTTATCATATACTGCTTTTTCCTTTTCTTGGAATCTTCTATAAAATGGTTTAGTGTTATCTATGCCATAAACTCCCCTACTCTGTATATAATCATTTGCAAGATCTTTCATGATCTCTTGTGAAACAAAATACATAGTATTCTTGCCAGCACCATTTCTTAATAAAAAGTTAGTAAGATTATAGGTAAATCCATTTACATTTAGTTTGATGATATAGTTATCCTTAGCAACGTCAACGTGAGCACTAATCAATGCAGATAACCAGTCTAGAATATGAATATCATCTACACCACTTACTTTATGCAAGTTACCTATATTCGGTAAGTACTCTGGAGATTGCATTACTAATTCAACTAACTGACCTAATACATGATGCGGGTTATTTAATGCAAATGGTCCAATACCACCTTTACTATCAGCGAAGTCTTGTTTTAAAGTATCTTGATATTCTTCTGTATACTCATATAAAGCAGCATCATTCTTTTTATCAGGGAAATACTTCTTTACAATACCGTTTTTCATGATGTTAACAGGAACATCCAATGGTCTAGTAGTATCATGAGTATTTTTAGAATCAAGTAATGAAGCCATAAATGTATCAATCAATAGGTTTTCTATAGCACCTTGAGATTGTTCATTCATTGACTTGTTATAATCAAATTCTGTCTTAGAAGATATATAAGGATAAACTTTATAGGTTGCATCTGTGACATCATACATAACATTAGAATTCTTACTTTTAAGATAATCATTAACCAATGCTGCCATATTCTGTATAGACCTTCTTGTAACAGGTTCACCATCTTTAATAGCTAAGATTTCATCAGCATATTCATTAAATCCACTTAATGCTAATTCTATTTCATCTTTAGTTGCCTCTCTTCCGGGTTTATTACTTCTACGAGAAGTATAATTATATCTTGTTAAGAATAACTTATCAATATCAAAGTCAGAACCAGTTCTTGCAGTAAACTCATCCGGTAATATAATTATATCTCCTGCTTGAGACATTACTACATCTTTAATAGTTAAAGCAGCAATAGAAGACATACCCTGAGTAGGTACACGATATGCCATTGCAGATGGTGAAGCATTTGGACCAATTATATTGTTATCCATTAACCACTGCCTAGCTTGTAAGAATGACATATTTTCATATCCGGGGATTATGTGTTTCAATAGATTTATTGAAATAACACACTCCATAGATCTATCATCTGCAATTAGTTTAAGTCTTTCACCATTATTAATTTGATACTTAGAATATTGACCAGCTTCACTAGCTTTTACTTTATCAATAGATTTTAAACCAAAGGAAGACATCTGCACAAATGTACCACCCGGCAAATTAATATCTACAGTCTCTTTGTTTACTGCGGATATAATCTTTGTAACCAATTGCTTAGCTACAGGAGAAGCAGACAATGGAACCTTAAAATTACCAGTTTCATCAAGAGTAACCTGATCGATAATATCAGAATCCATATTAGATGAAATCATATCCCTTACTAATTTATCAGATATACCTTGTAGATCCTTAAAAGAATATGTACCATCTTCATTCTTTTCAGCGTGCAAATCCTTAAGAATTCTATTGAGTCCTCTATCTGATAAATTATCAATAGCGTCCATTGCTAATTTAACTAGCTGTCTACCACTGACTTTCTTACCTTTTCTACCTGTAGTATCTTGGTCTACACCACTACTAGAAGGAATAAAATAGTCTCCATCTAATCTGATATTAGAGAATACTGTTTTCATAGCCTGAGTAACCAACATACGCTTTTCAGCATCATGGGCTTCAATAGGCATCTGATTAAGTAAGTTACCAAAATTCTGTTGTCTATATACAATAGGTTTAGAATAGGTTCCTTTATCATCCTTTTTGAATTCTTCTGTTATTTCATTTTGAGTAGCATCTGTATAGAAATCATACTCTTTGATATTACCTACTTTTACTGCGGATTTTGTAGTAAACATATCAATAGGATTATTAACATCGTTCATCCTATCATATAGTACTCTTAAATCTCCAGTAGCTAATACTTTAAATAACGGGAATATAGCCATCTTATTAAAGATAGGCATATTAATAAATTCACCGGGTATTGGCTGTAGTATTTCATTACCAAAGTATACCATCTTTTTAGGAGATAATACAGCAGATAATGTATTTACATATTTTCTGATATCACCCAAATCATCAGCATGTTGCTCTACGTAATCAATAGCTTCTTCTACTTTAGGATCTAATAAACCTTGACTAGCTAAGATAGCTTTATACATAGTAGGTGAACAGTATACGGATGCATCGGCTTGGTTAATTGGAGTTTCTTCTTCATTAACCTCAATATTACCTTCTTTATTCATCTTAATATCACCATACAATGATAAGTCACGCTCTGTACTCTCTTTAGCTTTATCTTTGATACCTTGTGGTATACTCTCATTACTGAATAGATCACCAGATTCAAATACAGTATCAATGTATTCTTTGGTATATTTACCAGAGTTTTCCATTAATTCCCTTACATATGCATCATAGATTGCTTTGTATAATTCTTTTGGTTGATTAGTACGCAACTCAACATCTTTTAATCCAGCTACATTATATCTACCTTGTTTATACCTAGCAACTTTATTCATTAAATGGTTAGGATCAGAAAAGTCTGTTCTAGGTCTATCACCAGTTGATAATGTACCAGCAAGACGTTTAGATACATCAGGATAATTCTTAAAGAATGCTACATCTTTATACAGGATTTTTTCTGTTTCAAACATTGATACAAAATTATTAACAGTAAATGTAGAAATAGCATCATAAATAGCTATATGGTTCCTATTTAGTTCATTTTCCTTTCCTGCTAATGTGGCAATATCATTAGATAGTTTATTAGCTCTGTCATTAATAGAACTTACAGGTAAGAATTTATTCTTATAATACCCATCATTTGTTTTCTCAATTAGACCTAATCTTTGTATATAATCTAATTGTTTATCAACAAATACTCCTAAAGTAGTATTTAGATCTTCTTTCAATTGAGCAGTATTATTAAAATAATCCATCAATTCCTTATCGCTCATTGAATTAAAAGATATGTATTGTACATTACCATCTTCAGTATAGTGATATACACCACGAGCAATTCTAAACTTACCTCCTTTACCGTTATCCTCACCTCTTTTACCAAAGTACATGGTAGGTCTGTTGGAATCATCAATCTTATCTTCTACTAATTTCATTCTACGATACTGTAGAATTGCATCATATTCACTTCTATAGTATTTATAGAATTGATTTAATACATCGTCAGAAAATCTCATTTCAACATAATCGTCAACAGGAGTAATGTTTAAAGTACGACCTTTAAACATTTTTAATCCTTGAATTGGCATATATGTCTTTTTATCAGACATCGTAGGTAAGATAAGAATATCATTTTCAGAACATACAAATTTAGAAATAAATGTTTCTATTCTAGGAGCCGATTGATAATCTGTACCAGTATTACCAGAATTATATTCTGTAATATTAAGTAAAGTACCTACAGTAAGTCTAGTATTAGGACTATTCTTTAATGTATTATAAACTAGTGAAGAAGAGTTAATAGGACATTTTAATAATCTACTAACATAATTTCTATCATTATTAAGCTTCTTAATTTCCAAAGTAAGATAATTATGCTTAGATAACGGGTACACTGTAGTATTCTTAGGTCCTAATACTTTCTCTTCAAGATTATTGTTATTAAGTTGATAATGAACAATAGCCAAGTTTAATATACTATTCTCTCCAGTAAATACACCATCAATAGATCTTTTAATTCTATCGTTAGGCTTATCTTTAACAGGTCTACGCAAAATTTCAGGAATTGCCTTGGCTAAACTACCATCTCTATTACTAGATAATAATTCTTTAGCTGCTTGTAGTATTGTAGGCTTATTAACTGAATTGACTGACGATACCTTATCTACAATGGCTTGATACAAAGTATCAAAATTAATTGCAATACCAATCTTATTATATATATCTACATAGCTATATAAGACTGCATTGAAATCTTCATTGCTAGTAGATTCATTCATTCTAGCTAACCTAGTATTCAATGTGTTGATATCATCTCTAATAGTCTTTAGTAACTCCATGTTAGGTTTACGATTACCTTCTGCATCGGTAATTACCATATTACTATTATAGAAGTTTCTATTCCAATCTGCAACTAGTCTTTTACCATTACGTAGATTAACACTACCACCTAAGTTGGCTATGTATTGAATAGTATCTGTTCCAATATTTTGGAATCCTACTGTAAGGAAGTTATGTCTATAACCAGTAATAGTTTGAAATATTTGAGTTTGAAGATTAGAATCCTTTACTGAGGACAACTTATTATACACTGAAGCATAGAATGGATCAGTTTTTGCTAATTGAGCAGATTTCCTGATTAATCCATCATAAGTATCTTCATCAAATAATTTATCTACAATTCTTCTCCAAGCTGTAAGGAAAGGTGTTACTCTAGGTATACCTGTTTCAGCATTCATATCTCTTACATAACTATCTGTAGCTTTATCGTATACACGATCTTCAATAGAAGATAAGAAAAGTTTTACAGCAGGTCTAATATTATGTAATACAGATACTTCGTAGGAAGCTTTATCATATTTATCAAAGTTTTCCTTTTCAATTTCACCACCATCTCTTTCCTCAGTTTCATCATATTCCTGTTCTTCTTTTACCTGTCTTAGGCTTAAAGAATCAAGATAGGATTTAATATCTTTTTGGAATATATCAAAATGCTCATATAACTCATTAGCAGCTGCTCTTTGCTCTGGTGTAGCATTTTCATCATATGACAAATCCTCAAGTAAATCACGCATATCTTGGTAGTCAATCTGTATTTTAGTGAGATCATCTACAAAAGATTGAGAACTTAATGATTGATTAATATAAGATATCGCAAAGAATTCTACAGCCTGATTATAGTTATCAAGAGATTTTATGTTTTGGAAAGTGTACCCATGTTGAGTAAAGTTTACCCTATTTCTATAAGCTTTCTCAAATCTATCTTTAGCTTCTTGACTTACTGGAATATTAGCATACTTACCTTCATATATACCTCTAAAGATTTTAGTAGGAGTAGTTCTACCAAATAAAGACATAATGAAGTCTCGTAGTTTTTCAAACCACTTAGTAATCCTATAAGACTTTCTCGGTGTCTTATACATCATATACCCTCTAAATTCTTCTGCTAACGCTTCTTCTACATATTTATCAGATGCATTCTTAAGATTAGGATGAATTCTACGATACTCTTCATATACTTTATTTCTTTCTTGATCTGATAGTAATAATAGAGATACTCTATGGTATGCTTCGTGAAATTCTACACCAGCTGGATCACTATTATATAACGTAATACTATCTTTCGTCATATAAGATAAAGCTGTTGCGGGCATATCAGAGGATACAGCTGCATCAATTATATTAATCTCTGCATCTGTCATACCTAACTTTTGTTTCAAGAAGTTTTTAGCTTGCACCTTATTCAGTTTCTCCTTAGTAGTATATTTCTTATTAGGAGTGAAGTTTATTTTAACTTCTTTTTGGCTACCACCCATACTAGATAAATCGCTAAATGATCTACGTCTTCTAGATGGTTTAGGTGCTTCAGATTTAGGAGCTTCTTCTATTGCTGGAGTTGCTGTAGAATCAGGTATAGTTGTAGGCATATCCTGAGTCATACCATCTGCAATTACATATGGTCTTTCATATCTTCCTGCATTAAGATTAGATTTAATCATACCGTTTCTTACCATCCAAGACAATAATGTATGATTCATATCTTCTCTAGTAAATACTATACCATCAAATAATTCTAATCTACCACCTGCTTTTTCAACACTACTAGCTAATCTACCAGAAAATAATAGATTCATTTTCATGTTAACTGCTAACTTATCATTCCCTTTTGAAGGAACCTTAAAAGGCATAGAACCATTAGACAATAACCAATCTTCAAAGTGCTTTCTCTCTTGCTCTTTTTGTGCAATAGATAAACCAGCTAATGATACTTCATTAATACCATAGTGTAATACACCAAATTGCCCTTTATTATCTATATACAATTGTTTATTACGCAAATTAGCTTTTGCAGAATCACTAATATCAGAGTCATTATTTACAGAAGTAGGTTCACCATAGTTTAAGAACATTTCAATAATATCAGATGCAATTAAATCTGTATTATTTATATTCTGTCCACCCTTAAAACCGCTTTTAAATACTATAGTAGAAATTGCTTCTGCTAATTTAGGATAAGAATTAAATCTTGCTAAAGATAACTTTAATGGTAATGGTCTACCAGATAATCTTTTTTTACCATCAATAATATAATATACACCACCCGAAGTAGTACCAATGAAACCAGTATTATCACCTTCTACAGTAAATATTGTGCTTGTACCTCTAACACCAGTGCTATACCCAAAGTTGTTGATTTCTTCATCTAAATTACCACTAAACTGAAATACATCCTTAAATTGTTTATCATTTACTGGTATCTCTTGAGAGATGGTACCTTCAATAGCATTGTGTAGTAATAATCTAGTAGGTGTTACTTTTATTCTAGTGTCTACCTTATTTAGTAAAGATCCATTTGAATCCTTCATTACAAATCTAGAGATAATTTCTTGTCTACGCTCCCGTAGTTTTCTTATCATCTCAGGATATTCCTCTGGAGTAAGATTACGAATATTATTTGGGCTTCGCATTGCAACCCAATACCTTTTATTATTTTCAGTATTGGTAATTATTAATCCTACTCTGGCATAATCATAGGTACTGGGATCATTCCATTGTACTGTTTTCTTACGAACATTATCGTAGTAAGGTGCTACAGAATATTCATAAGTAAGTTTATCTTGTTTAGTTTTAAACAGCTTAGGTAATTCAGAGTTAGGAGAAAATTGAATCCTAGCACCACCTAATTCTATAATTTCACCAGTACTAGCAGTAGGAGTATAATGAAAGGTATTTAAAATACCTAATTCACTATTCTCTGTGAATTCAGCTAACTCTGCATCGCTAATAGCATCTGGTGGAACAGAACCGGGAGTGACTGGTGTAGGTATAACTCCATCTTTAGCTGCATTATTAACCTCTTCTTCAGTTAACTCTGCTGGTTGAGGATCGAATAAATCATCTACAGTAATCTCAGCAACTTCTGCTGGTGTTGTCATTTTACCCCTAACATTTTCTGGCATATTATAATACGCTGTAGAATACGCTCCCTTAATAGCATCAAAATGTTGAGATAACTTTTCTCTATCCCTACCAATAGCTTCATACATATTCAATGCTACTTCTTTGAACTTATACGCTCCTAAGTTAAATGCTTTACCAAGCATTGTTAAGAAAGCTTTGAATATCTTTGCTTGCTTTTCAGCTTGAGCAGCAGGGTCAAATGCGAATCCTAAAGTATCGTCTTCAAGAAGATCAAAGAAGTTTCTTGCTGCTTCATTAAACTCTTCTTTAGCATTTGCAGTATCCTTTTTAGCCTGCTCAGTTTTAGTTGCTTTCGGTTTAGATTCTTTAGGCTTCTTTGATGTCTTAGTAGGCTCTTCAACAGCTCCACCATATTCATTAAACACATCTTCGGATGAGACACCACCTATACCACCAGCAAATGGGTCTTCATCTGCACCTAATATCTCATCATTAGTTTCAACAGGTTCAGTTTTTGCACTGTCATTATTTTGGGGTTGAACTTCTGGTTCAACTTGTGGTTGCTGCTTTCTTTGAGTTAAACCGATATCTTGACCTTCTGCAGCAGCTATGATGGCTTGATCTGCTTCACTTAATTCTTGAGATGCAATATTAGCTTGAGTAGGTCTAGCAGTCCTTCTTACTTGAGGAGTAGGCTTTTGTTCTACTTCTGGTGCTGCTTGTTGCTCAGTACGCATTGGACCAGTAGGAGCAGTAACTGGTTTAGAAGGAACAACAGGTTTAGATGCTTTTTGTTGCTCAGTAACTCCTAGGGCACCTTCTGCAGCTTCTTTACTCTCAGCTTTCTTAGTTTGATACAAATCAAACATTTCACTAATAAGGGTGTCTCCTTGGTGCTCATGAATATTCCTTAAAGCGGTAAGCCTTAACTTTTTAGATTTCTTGTAAGGTTTAGTCTTACCTAACTCTATTATATTCTCTCTTTCTACTTCTTCAGTAGGAGTAATTCTGCCATTATCTATACCATGAAATGAATTTAAGATTTCTCTATTCCTTTCTAACATTAATTCTGCTAATATACTATCTTCTGTAGCTTTGTTAAGACCAGATACATGTTCATTCATAGTAACGAACTGCATAGCTGTATCTACATTATTAATAGTATTAGCATTATTCTTATACCAAGATGGCATACTCTTTAGAATAGATTTCTTTCTAGCATTTAGACGATACTTCATATCCTCTAATTTAGCTAAAGAATACTGATTACCTCTGAATTCAGATTCATTTTTATTTTCATTCAATTGATTTATTGCTGTATCAATCTCAGTAATCATATTATTCATGATATTCAAATGTCTTTGCCTATCATAAATTTCTCTTAATTCATCTTTAGATACAATTTCATCCTGAGTAGTAGCATTACTATTGATACGTTTGTAAGCATCATCTATAGCAATTGTTAGGCTTTCCTCTGATATAGGGTCATTTACAAAATTATTCTTAGCATTATCTAATTCTTGTCTTCTTACTCTGGCATTTTGAATAGAAGAAGTATACTCTTTTTCTGCTTGCATTGCAAGACCAACAAGTGTACCATATTCTTCTGTATCTTCTTCAATACCCATAGTCTTAGCTAAGGATTTCATTTGTTTACTCTTAGCTAAAGAGAAAGCTCTAGATGCAAATCTAGCTTCTTCTAATGCATCCTCTCTGTTAAATCCTTCTGGTAAGTTTTCTGTTTTACCATCAGCTAACATACTCCAAGCATTTACAATCTCAGCTTCATGCCCTTTTAGTTTACCACTAGCATAAGTTATTGCTTTCTCCATCTCTTCCTTAGAATTGATTTCATTTGCAGCTAACTCATTTACTCTATCCATCCCTTGTGTATCTTTCACAAGAGAATAAGCACCTCTGACATTAACAGTACCTTGAATTGGAGATAACAGACTTGCAGCAGCTCCTAACTTAACATTATTCCAATATTCTGTATCATTTTCATATAATGGGTTTTGATAGCCAAATGGACTTCCTAGGATGTTAGCTACAGTTGTAGCTTTCTCTTTATATGCTCCTACTAAGGATGATGCTAATCCCTCTATATCTAAATCAGAACTATCAAAGTCCCCACGCTTATAGGCTTGACCTGTAGTATATTGTGAACCTTCCTCAATTGCTTCATTAAATGCAGTTGCAGCATTACGCAATGCTAAATCCGTTCCAACATATGCTGCTTTTGCGGCTCTATTAGCCCATTTTTTTGTTGCAACATCAATAGCATTTCTACCTAATACATACTTGGACATTTTCTTTTTAGCTTGACTAGCTGCTAATTCTCCTAACCCTTCAACAGGATTCATTCCAAATGCAACTGTATTAAGACTTTTCCCAATCCAGCCATTTGCAATTTTTCCAAAGTAAGGAACCATAAGAGCATCTTCCGCTAAATTGCTTGCCCATGTGATAGCCATGTTTTGAGCAAAATCTCTGTCCAGACCTTGCCTTGCTTGAGATATAGCATTACTTAAAGATTGATCTTCTATTTGAATTTGACCGTCAAGAATCTTTTCAAATAATTTATCATCAGTAAGATTACTGAACTCTTCTGGTAAATCTTGTGATCTAGCAGCATTAACTACAGCTTGTACAGAACTACCGCTTTGACTTAATATATTAGATACTCTATCCCTATAATCATCTGATACATTAGCATTAGCTTCATTCTCAGCTTGCTTATAATTAGAATATATCATCATAGCAGCATTACCAAGATCTAAAGCAATACTTAATGCTCCTGTTGCTGCACCAATAGCACCACCAGCAAGAGTACCAGCTCCGGGAGCTACACTACCAGCAGCAGCTCCAGTTAATGCCATAGTACCTGCCTTCAACAGACTCTTAGTCATTACACTTTTTAATGCTGTAGTAGCATATGGGGCTATTTGCCACATCCAAGCAGAAGAAGAAGAACCTACAGCGGATGGTACAGAATATATCCATTTACTTGGTTCTGTCCATTTGAATTCGCTATTCTCTTCCATAGCTCTCTGAAAGCGTTCATCTACTTTATATCTAGCAATATCAGCTTCATCTGTAGCTATATCATCATATAATTCTTGAGCTCTATCTTTATATGATTGTAATTGCTGTTCTTGCTGTGCACGTATCTCTTGAGCATTACTTAAGTCTGGTGATACTCCTAATGCATTTAACCCTTCTTTTGTCTGATTTAATTCGTTTTCAACTTCTTGTAATCGAATTGCTATAGCATCTGCTTCATTACTGTCTGGAGTAGTAGATAATTGATTAAGAAGAGAATTCTTCTCAGACATTAAATTGTCATATGCAGAAAATAGATTAAGATTGCTATTAAATCTGTCTATATTTGGTAATACTTCCCTACGTAATACACCTCTAGTATTTGACAACTGTGCTTCGTTCATATCACGAAGCATTGCCTTTGCAGAATTAAATATTAATTCTGTAGTACTAAGATCATTAGAACTTTCATCTAGAGTGCTTTCTGTATCTAAATCTTTATTATAACTATCTTTGTTATAACCAGCTAAGTCTCTAAGCACCAAAGTAGGATCTACAGTAGATCCTACTCCAATACTTGAAGCATTAGAACCATCTAGATATTTTTCGTAATTTTGTTTGCGAAGTCTAGTGGCTAATGATATATCTTGTATATTGTTTTTACTGTCCATAGATTAATTCTTCATTATCTCCTCTGTAAGCAGCATTTAATTTAGAACCCATTTTAGTATACTGGAATTCTTCCAAATTAGCTCTTTCCCTAGTTTGCTGATTATTAAGTACTTGACGCATAACAGGTACCTCTACATAAATACCATCATATTGAATAGCTGCAGCATACTGAGGATCTGATAACCATCCACTACTTTGTATCTCTCTATATGCAGCATTTTTATCACTACCAAATTTGATATTAGGTTTCTTAACAATGTCTCCAGAAGGACTAGGTAATCTACCATTTAATGTTGATAAGAACTTATTAAAGTCTTCATTTTTAATTAGCTTTTCAGGATCAGTTTCTCCAAAGTCGTAGCCATTATCAATGAAGTATTGTACTGGAACATACGCTTTGTATTCTTGAGTGAATTGTTCATCACCGGGAATACCATTTTCAATAAGTACTTTATTAGTAGGTGTAACTCCCACATTAGGAATATTACCAGCAATAAGGTCTCTTTCAAATTTAACTCGATTTGAGTTCCAGTTAGCTTCATTAACGCTTAAACCAAACTTAGAGTTGATATATTGTTCAGGTGTCATCATTCCATAAACGCTATTACCAGAATAAATTGGAGTACCTGCTAATCCTCTAACCATAGAAGATTTATCAAGCATTGCGTCATTAATAAAGTTTGCTTGTGAACCAATATCTGTAGACAATCTTGATACAATACCATATGCACTCTTGTTTCTATTTAAAGGTAATTGAGTACCATTTTCATCCACTCTGTTAATATAGATATCTCTATATTTACTATCAGGAGCAAATGTTTTTTGTATTCTATCAAACTGTGAATTATAAGTTAATTTGTTTCCTCTTTCAGATGTTTGAGGGCCATATGGTCTGTTCATAAGTGTAGCAGCAAGCTTTGTAGTAAATTGTACTGGAGAACCTTGAGCGTTCTCTGCAGCTTTCAACTGTCTACGATATGCTTGCTCAGCAGCCATCTTAGCATACTGATTAAGCTCTCTTGTTGGTCTAATGGTTCTATCAATATTAGAATCAATAATTTGTTGCCTAAACCAAGCTTGAGCTTCTTCATCTGTAGCCCCAGTTCTTTGCTTAAATAACTGCATATGCTTCTGTGCTTCTGGAGTACTAACGATATCATTATAGTGAGCATCTGCTACAGCTTCAATATCTTCCTTTGAATTTCCAAAGTAATCGTAACCGCCTTTTGTATATAGATATCCTCTTTGCAATTTAGCATAATATGGATCGGATAACTCTCTAACATCCTTATATGCTAAAGGAGATACATCATTATAAATTCCAGAAGTAAGTGTATCGTAGTTAGCAAAATCAACTCCATGCCACATTTCATTAAACTTACCAGCAGCTGCTAACTTCTGATTCATTTCCATTCTTTGTAGCATACCCTCTCTACTTTGTTTTAAAGTAGCTAATTTATATCTATCCACATTATTGATTAAAGAATTAATCTGAGCTCTACCTTCTGGAGTTTTAAGAGAATCGATATTTTGTGCTAATTTATCAATAATAGGTTTAGCTTTACCCATTGTCTCATCGTACCAAGCCTTAGTATCTTTTTCTGATGGTGATCTAAAATCAGACCATTTATCCAGAGCACCAGATAAATCTGCAATAGCTTTATCTACTCTAGCATTTGCTTCTTTACCTAGAGTATATAATTGCTGGAATGGTAGAGGAACATATGTATTTATGAACTGCGCTTCTGCAGGACGATCATATCTATTTACCATAATTATCTTTTATAATATTGTCTATTCATCTGTTGAATTAACTCTGTAGGATTACCATATGCTAAGAAATTAGCTAGATATGGATAAATCATATTGTCTCTTGCTGCTTGATTCTTCATCTGTCTGTTTACTTGAGACCATTGTCCTAATTGACTAACAGCAGCAGTACCAAAGCTTCTAGCAGCTGCTCTATTTTTAGCATTTAAATCATTTGCAAGAGTTCTACTTTGAACAAATTGCTGACCTAAATTATTTAAAGTATTAGCATATTCACCCAAGTAAGCATTATCAGCATTTTGTTTAGTAGCATACATATTAGCATTAGCAGCATATTCATCAACAGCGGCTTGAGTTCTTGCTGCCAAATTAGAACCAGTATTAGCATTAATATTTGCTAAGTTATAATTTGAAATAGCCCTTGATCTACTGTTGGCTAATCTTGCAGGTTCTATATTCATTCTACGTCTAGCCATAGTATTAGTAATAGCACCTGTGTAAGGATTTAAAACAGTTTGTTCATACTCTGGATTACGTAAAGATTGTAAAGCATTATATACGGTAGGAGCTAATGACAACCAGTCTGGAGAATAATCAATAACCCCAGCTTTATCTTTTGGACTCTTTTTATTACCTACCGTATTTGATATAGGAGATAAATCCGGTTTTGCTGCAATTGGTTTCTTAGGTGTTTCTAAAGATTGAGTATAAGCATCATTGAAACCAATAACTGGTTCTTCAATATCAAGCATTGGAGCATCTACAAAGTTATAATTAGGAACCGTTTTAGTTGAGCTTGTACTTGGAGTTTTTGTAGTACTTTTACTTGGTACACTTTTAGTTGTATTTACTGCAGGAGTAGGCGATACAGGTTTAGTTGGTACAACAGGTGTATCAACAGAAATCGGCTCATCATTAGCATATGTAATAGCGTCGATACCATCTCCTGTTACAGGAGCATAAAAAGCAGGAGCACTACCATATGTTTGAATTATACGCTTATTTGGATTTAATTGGATATTTGATCTAGATTTATCTCTATCACTAGCCGCACCTAATACTGAAGACCAATATGGATCCCATTGCTGAACGTGTCTCATATATGCAGGAGTAGCAGGTGCTTTAGCGGTCACCTCTACATCTGGTAACTGATCAGCATAATATAAATCATTATTCCTCCAATACTCTTTTCTATTCTCCAGTAATTGTACTGGATCTATAGGCTTACTTAATTTATCCTTAGTTCTAGTCTTAGCATTTTTTGGTGTTTCTACTGGAACATAATGTAAAGCTTCATCTAGTGCTTCTGTGTATATATTTGGACGTCGAAGACTATACCCTTTTTCATAAGCAGGAATACCTTTCTTTTTAGGTTTAATTCCTTTTTTAGCTTTTACTTCCTCCTGTTCTGATAATAGATTATCATATGCAAAGTTAGCATTTCGTTTATTTAACATATTTGTATTATCAGCAAATATATCTTTACCTTTACTTGGCTTCGTCATTCTAGTAAGTTTTTTACCTTCTTGTGCAAAAGTTTTATTTGTTCCCGGTCTTTTAATTTTGTCAGATAATACTGACTCTAAATTAGACGCATCAATTAAATGATTATCTGTACCGGGTCTATTATTAGGAACTTGCATAATAGTTCCATCGTCCCCTCTGATAACCTCATTATTGTCTACATAGGCTAAATCAGGAAGTATACCACCATTCTCATAAGTATATGCTAACACATTATCATCCCAATATTCTGCTGTTTGATTTGCTGCAGCATTCATACCTAGTTGAGTTTTATTCATGGTTTCTTTTCTACGCCGCATTTGTTCCATCTGTTTTTTGCGGCTTCTAGCTCCAATCCAACCAAAAGCCGCTCCTAATACTCCACCAGCAGCAGCACCAATTGGCCCTCCAATACTAAAACCTGTTCCAGCTAAAGAAGCAGCACTACCTAATGTACTACCTATAGCATCACCTGTAGAACCTTCTCCTGATAAACCAGAAATGGCAGAGCCAAGAACATTAGCTCCACCAAGGTAATTAGGCAGTTGATCCATGCCAAATGCATATGCTGGTACGTTTTTCTTATTAATTTTCTTTTTCATATTATATCATTGAGTATCTATAAGCTGTACTAATATAAGGTACTTTAAATTCATTACCACCATTACAATCATACTTATAATTACAGATGAGATATTTTCCCTTCATTCTGTCCTTATAAGACTTATTAGCTAGCTGTTCTACTTCATTTAGCTTTAATGCATTACGAGGAATTGCAAATTTATAAGTATCCTCTCTGTAATCAATGTCTTCACTAGTTAATGTTTCACTAGTTTGCCTTTTCGTAGTAAATAGTATCAAATCAAAATTAGTATCTGTAGTAAAATCACCACCATATTCAACATTATCAAATGTTTTAGTTTGTGGATATTCTGCATTTACTACAAACTCTATTTCAGATACTTTCGTTTTATCAGAATCTAAATCAGCTTGTTCACCACCATTATATTTAAACAGTTTCAATGATTTAAATAAATATAGTTTATCACTAAACTCTGCATAATAGTCTGGATTATAGTTATAGAATGAAGTAAATACTCCTAATTGTTCATTAAACGCTAGTGTTTTATCTCCTAGAGTAAACAGAACTTCATTGTATTTCTTATCATATACTGCAATAGGATCTTTTTTAAACAAGTCTTTATTCTTATTCAAATAAGATTGAACTCCTTTTAATTTAGATACTGTTTGTAATTGACCATTAAAACCACATATCTCATTACGTTTACTATCATACCAGTACACAGTGCTATCTGATTGAGTATTTGCTCTTAACTGGTTTGGACTTTCACCATTCATTGTGGTAAAATAGTCATATCTATCTAGTATACCACCAGTACCTAGAGTAAGAGCACCTGGATTATTATCAGTTATAATAGAACGTTCATTTACTGCAACTGTGCCAAAAGCGTCTGTTTGCCAGAATACTAAATTATTTTTAAACAGTTTCATATCATTAATTGGACCAAATCTAGTATCTACATCAAGATAATTAGCTACTTTAAATTTTGTCCACGAATCAGTAACTTCATTATTTGTTTTCAGTTCTGAAGATATGATACGAGTATCTGTTAATAGATTATCTATATTATAGATAGATTTAGCTACAAATTTCTTTGCATTAGGCTGAGCAGAATATGCGTCATTGTATGCATATGATGGAGTATTTTGAGTGTATAAATCTCCAACAGTTACTATATCGTCTTCTACAAAATGATTAGCATATCCATCACCAGCTTGATAAGTTCTATTTATAGATGAATCAGCATGGGTTAATGCTAAATTAACACTTGATTCACATGGTATGAACGCACCTAAGAATAATCTATTTGCCTTATTATTATAATAATCATCTGTATTGTAACTAAACATACAGTTATTATAATCAAATATATTTAAATAAGTATCGCCACCATAACACAACACTGTGGAAACACTAGATTCAGCACTAGCTCCTGTAGTAATATACACAGAATTCTGTACGGCAGAGTAGGAATTACCACCATAAGCATTTACACTTTGTTTAATATTACATAATGCTACTGCATTTAAATATCTAGCACTTGAAGATCCTGATGCTAAAGATATGTTAGAGATCATATTATCACTTTTGAATATAGCACAAATCCCATGTGGACCATATTTTCTAACATTGTTTGCATCAGTCTTATCTACTTCACCATCTCCTGCAGTTTTAATATTATCCCACACCCAGTTATAATAAACTTTGTCACCAATGGTTACTGCTTCAGCATTATACCAAGGCTGATCACCGTTTGTTAACCAAGGACTACTAGGACCAGCATATTTTGCACTTTCTATTGCAGCTGATTGTACACCACTTTCAACATATAGTCCATAGTATTTAGCTAACAATGCTGCATAAAAATCATCATTATTTATTACAACACACCCACCAGATACATAGCCATTACTAGGTTGATTACCTAATGTTTTAGTTGGTTTTATCGTAGTACCATCGTACTTTATAGATCTAGCATTTGCTAATACTTTTGTAGCTCCAGCTTCTGTAATTCCCCAATCACCGTCCGCAGTAATAGGAGATGTCATATATCCTACCTTTTCAACTGTTTGAAACTTATCAATTAATGCATCAGCATTTTCTCTGTTGACTGCTATTTCTGGAGATACAAACATGAAATAATTGTTAGATTGTGTATCTGACAAGTTAAAGGTATATTGGAAATCTCCATTATTGTGGGTCTTTGCATAATAGCCATGCTTATTTGAATAAGCTAGATATGGGAATGGTGTTAAGATGTTAGAATCTCTATCATAATTCGTAATGCAACTTACTACTCCTTGAGCTAATATAGTTCTATCAGATAGAGTTCTTTCGCATCTAACTATCTCATATCTTACTACGTCTGATGGTAAATTCTTTACTTCAAATTCAATACCAAGAGGTTTAGTAACAACTGATAAATTAGATCCATAATCACTAGCCTCATTGGAAGTAAAAAACTTATAACCAGAATCTTTATTAGATGGCATTCTTATATCACCTATCCAATGTACAGGGGATGCTAAACCTTGTTTATTGTATAATACAATACCAAATCTATAGATTTCATCCCTCATATATCCTTTTACTTTGGATTCTATTTCAGCATTAGAATAGTTTGGTATCTTATTACCAGATGATAAACTTATTGAATTTGATTTGTCATTTCCCTCGTAGTTGATATCTAGACTAGTAAGAGATCTTGATGAGGCATTAAATGTAAATTCTTCATTTACCATTCCTCTTGATGTGGTAGATCCATCTTCTAACAAGTCTGTAGTAATAAACCTATAAGACACATTCTTACCTTTACCACCTTGTATATATCCTCCTGTTGGAGAAGTAGTGTATTTATAAGCACTACCATCAACATTAAATGGGCATATACAATCATGATCTTTAGGTATATTTGTAGTAGTTAATGCAGATAAAGCAAAGTTTAATGAAGAGCCAGAGTTAGATAACAATAATACATTGCCAGAAGAATTAGCTCTAAATGCTCTAGCATCATATTCTACATCCCATGTTTCCTCAGTAAGATTAGCAGCAAATAGCCTATTATCTTTAGATTCTATTACTTCAGGTATAAACGTATAATTAGCTAATGAATTAAATTCATCAATACTTAATTCTGATACTAAACTACCACCTTTATCTTCATAGTTTATTACAGAACCAGTGCCAATAACTATATCATCTACTATAGATATTACAGGTACTTCATTCTTTGCCTTATAAAATAAAGAGATTATTCTAACTCTATCAAATCCAGTGCTATTATTTCTTACCTGTAACTTTATGGACTTACCAGTATTTTGTCCTTTAGAACTTCCTCTTACAGCATTGTAATTAGTTTTTTGGTCTTTATCACTCAAATGATAAAGAGGAGTAAGTGGAGATATTGCAGACTCTGTACCTCTTACTTTAAACAATTGATAACAGTACTGTATCATTCCAGATTCTAAACTACCTGTTCCAAATCCATTAAATTCAAATGGAGGTAATGTAGCCTTTGGTAGCATTACTATAGTATCCGAAGTAATAGATGAATTACTAGATATGTGATCATCATCCACATTGATTACTTTAATTTGTGAATGACCATCTGCCCAATATACTTTTACATTATTACTTGCTTCCCATCTACATACACTACTAATTGCAGCTACGTTGCTAGATGATACTTCTATATCTAAAGGTCTATTAGTTACTACTTTTGTTACAATTGGTTCCTCTTGGGATCTAGAAAAATCAATTCTATAGACATTATTGTTATTTGTACCATTAACCTTAGTAAAAACAATCGCCCAATCTCTTACTGTGGTAACGTGTATAATAGTTTCACCAGACAAATTTGAAGAAGGTCTACACACTAAGAATCCTTCTATATTTTGCATTGCTGCAAAAGAAGATCCTTCATTCGTTAGTATACGAATGTTCTCTGCATATATATATTGATTATCCTTTAACACAGAATAATCTACGTCCATATTAAGACCACCAGAGAATGTATTTGTTTGTCTTCTTGCACTCATAATTAATTGGCATTATATATATGTTGTCTAGAACCAGTATGACTATAAAACGTATTATGATCAAGAAATTCTGTATGTATCTTGTTCCATGTATTTTTAATAGACTCTAATTCATCTTCATTAGGTAGCATAGCTTCTGCATATGCTTGCTTACAGTAGAAGTTCCAAGAATTACGCATATCATAATATATACGTTGATTCATTTCCCCTCTTATATACTTTTGAAATCCTATCTTTTGTGCAATGTACCAGTAAATTGCCTCCATATATGAAGCACTATCTGGAATTAATGGATAACCATCTTCATCAGTAGGTATAGCACTATATGATAATTTTAGATATCCACATGGTGCATTTGTCATTATATAACCGGGTTTAATACTGTACTGCAAATCCCAATTAGGATTCGTACTTGTATTACCTTTCATATAATCTAAATTAATAGTATGCTTATTAATTAGGTTCCTAAGTATTGTCTTCATGTTTTTATTAGTATTTAGCATTTCTAGTGCTTCGGTTTTATCAATATTACCGTATAGATCTACAACTAGATTTACTAATACTTCATCCTTAACCCACATTTTGGGTTTTTCACAATCACAGCATTCATCACAACCCCAAGCAGCAAATGAACCTGTAGCTTTCCTCATAGGAAACCAAGGCCCATCACAATTAAAAGAATATGCAACTTGGTGTAGTTTATGTAGGTTACAAGGTAACTGTGCTTGATGGCAGTGTATTTTGATAATTGGAGCCCCTTCTACACCTGAAACAATATGTTCAAACTGTTGTACTGCACCAATTTTTTCAATAGCCTCAGCTGCCCACTCTCTAAAATCTGAGATTTTAATTTCATCTTCCTCTAACCCTAGATCTGCTATTACTTTGGCTATCGCAGTTTTGATTGATGTTAATTTTGTTATCATAAAATTTACAGTTCTAAGTAATCTCTTTCCTTATTTTTAATAATTTGGGCTAGCCGCCTCTTATTATCTCTAGTCATTACTAATTGATACATAGTCTTATTTGATGTAAGCATATTATGCTTGTTCCAATAAAATCTATATTTATAGAAGTTTGAATGTTCATTTAAGTGATATACCATTTTACCTAGCTTCTTTGATTCAGCATAATCTATTCTAAGACTCTTTCCAGAATACTCTTTAGGCTTATGCTTAATTACACTTAATGTACCTAATCTGCATGGTAACTTTATTTCTTTACCATTTTCTATTAGTTCATCTCTCAAGTATTTAAAGTAATCATTAATTATTCCTCTAAATGTTTTATAGTCTACTTGATATAATGGGTTATCTTCTATGTAATCACAGTAGCTAGTATAAAAATCTTTTCCAGTATATGACTTAGTTTCCATTCATTATTGTTTTACATCATTAGTACTATTATTTGTATTATCAGTAGGTACAGTTAACATTATATTTAGTTCTTTGCTAAATATTAAGTTTTTCAAAGTAGGAATCATATTAGCAGGGATAGGGTATGGCCCATCATAGTCATAACAATCTGCTACTTTTGTGGGGTCTTCTAAGATGCCTTCTATTTCTACATACTCTAGAAAGCCAGGTCCATTTAAATATAAATGACTATTCTTTAAGTAAGCGATATAATCATTACATGTATATTTTCTACTTGTCTGATATTTAGCTTTTGTTTCATTACCAACTTGAATGAGGTTACCATACATGTCTTTAACTGCTACTAGACCAGTACCAAAATGCAAATCTATAAATTTAGGTAATTCCTCATCTGATATATAATGAAACCCATTAGGAACACCGCATGTACTTACTTTAGATATATGCAACGGACCTAATGTCTGTATATAGCTAGGATTAATATCTCGACCTTTATCTAAATCTTGCTTAATTAAATAGGCCCTATATTGATGAATCCACTGTTCTACTTGTATGCGTGACAAATTCTCACTTTCAGATATATTACTATCTCTATAAGTAAGAAATATATCATCTATTATTGTATTTAGTGAATTAAATATCATAATTAATCTAATAAACTTTTTACAGTTATTGTTATTTTTTCTTTATTATTTGTAGCTTCCTCAAGTAAAGTCATTAGTTCATCGAATGCTATTTTAGAACTACCTACCCAATCTTCTTTCTCACCATCCCATGTACCTACAAGTATACACCCTTCTGTATCTTTAGAACTATTACCAGTATGAATTCTAATACCACTAAAGTTAGGTACATTAAGAATCTCTGGTAATATTTTCTTAAATCTTGGAGAGTGAGTTAATTTAACTTCATATGTACCTTCAGGTATTGCAGTTTTACCATAAACCTTTTCTCCTTCTGGCCTTACTCTATCTTCGAGGGTATCACACAAATGTTTATCATTGATTAGTAGCTCTCCAATAGTTGCAGAGCTACCTAGAAAGATTCTATTTAATGTTAATTCCATTACGCAGCTGGTGTTTCTAATGCAGCAACTCTAGCTTCTAAAGCTTCATAATCACCTTCTAGAGTAGTCAATCTAAGATTCAAAGCTGAAATTAACTCTCTTACTTCATCATCGTTATAGTTTTGAAGACTGGCAAGTTTATTTTTTTCTTGTGTAGTATAGTCTTCAGTAGACAATCCTTTACCTTCAACTTTATCTTCTTTGTTTTGTTCTAAATCCGCTATCTGCTGTTTTATCTGAGAAATATCTTCAGTAGCTTTATTATTAACTAGAACCCATTTAGTACCATTAAAATACTTTAGATCTCCACCATTTGCATTAGATGATAAATCTGCCCAATATTTAACAGATGTAGGATTAGGCTGAATTGTACTAGCTAGAATGTCGTATTTATTATTATAAAGTGTACTCATATTGTTTTAAAATAAAAAAGGTTGACTAAATAGCCAACCTTTGTGTTTTAGATTTCATTTTCTTTTTCCTCAGTAGGAGGATCTATATTGTTTTCTTCCGGACGAACAGTAGAAATATTTTGTAAAAGTTGTTTAAGCTCTTTCACTTCAGCTCTCAATTCATCAAGTTCTTTGAAATCTTTTGTCACATTGGTTGTTATGTCCGAATTTACATTAAGTATTTTTAAGATGTCTTCACATCTCCTCATCTCCTCATCAATCTTACTTAGGCTCTCTTTCTTGATTCTGCAATCTTCTAGAGACTGCTTAACCATGTTAACAATTTGTGATTTTTCTGTTGCTATAGTAAGACCAATGTTTGAATCAGTCATCATTGTTTTATCTTCAGATACTGACAGTTTTCTTTGTTCACCATCACACGAAATCACTAGATCCACGAGCTTACGCCTATTTTGCATAGGCATCGGAAATTGTGTCGGTGGCATTGGTTCGTCATAGGGTTTTGATACACTGACTACCGTTCCTAAACTGTACGTTGTGTTCTTTTTAAAAGTACCTGTTATCTCGAGTACGTGTATTCTTGTACCCGACGTTAACTGAGAGAATGTCATATCTTTATAAGTTTAAAGAATATGGGCAACTCTCATAGCTGCCCATATATCTTGATTAATATATTAAGCAGCTGGTGTAGGAGCAGCAGGAGTATAACTCATTAACTGTATTACATTGTCACATTTGTTAAAATATGCAATGTATCTGTTCCCAGCACTAACTTGTGAACCAGTAATTGGTGCACTTGAAGCATTTACTAAAGGTATATTGTGAGTATTAGAAGCAGTACTTACAGAACCAGAAACTGAAATAAATACAGGTAGACTAGCTCCCGATGCTTCTGCCGTGTGGCGTACCTCCAAAACAATTACACCTTCTTTAGGTAATCTACACCATACTTTAGGACAGATACCTAATACTACATTTTCAGTGGACTCACCTATTGCTATAGTTTTTACTTTAGGTATTACTAGATCTAAAATATTTACGGTGTTGTTTCTACCAAATGGATTAAATACGAAAGGATACATAATTGCCTCCTTTCTTATTAAGCGCAACAGCTATCGCCGTATCCGTAAGGATAACCGTAACCGTATCCATTTAACCCACCATTACATCCATAAGGATTACATGTTAAGTAAGCAGGAACCGGACAAGGTCTAATTTGACTAACGATATTAGAAGTCTGTTGTTGTAGCAATGCAGAAGATTGCAATGCGTTCTTCTCGTCACGTAACGTGTCGATCTTATTCTGCATTTCTCTCATCTCTAATTGACAGAACTTGTCATTGATAATCTGAGTCTGAGCATCTATCTTAGCACCAAGAATGTTAAATCTTGTAGCATTTTCACTAGACAAGGTATTGAAACCTGAAGTAATAGCGTTCTGCAAAGTATTAGTTTGCTGACAGATAGACAATCTGTTATCAGCATTCATCTGAGTTAAGTTCAAATTAACTGCATCGATTGAACGCTGAGTTGTGCAGCAGCAGTCGCTAATAGCTTTGATAACGTTACAATCACCAGCATTTACTGCATTAATTACTCTTTCTGCAGAGAAGCCTACTTCACTACCAACTTTACCAATTGCATTCTGGATAGAACACAAAGCGTTGTCAATTGACTTAACATCGCAGTTCAAGTTAGTAGACAATGTATTGATTGCATCTTTGTTACCATTGATAGCTTGCATCAATAGATCTGTGTTGTTATTCTGGTTACCCATAGCGGCTAATCTTGCAAAATCAGAGTTTGTTTCTGCTTGGTTTCCACGACCGAAGCCGTTTCCACCCCATCCGCCCCACATCCAGAAGAGCACGATGATGAAGATCCACCACCAACCACCATTGCCACCAAACATACCATTACCATTATTCATCATGGCCATTAAAGCAGCAGGGTCAAAACCTTTATTAGCATTCTGCATTAACGCAGCGATACCAGCATCAATACCACCACGATCTTGTACAATAATTCTTTCGTTTTCTAACATAACTTTAATTTTATTTTAATTGATTTAAATTTACTTTTGATAATTAGAAATATCTAACAGATGTGTTACGAGTTTCTCTTGTACTACGCAAGCCACGATCACGCATTTCTCTTTCACGTTCCATGCGTTCACGATCATCTTCTCTGTAACGTTTGCTATCACGATCTAATTCTTCTCTATCATATCTAGAGTAAGGATATTGATAGCTTCTAGCCTCATAGTCATACCCTCTTTCTCTACCCATACGATGTTCATACTCTGGACTACGATAGCTATGACTACCATGCATACGTTCATATGCTTTGTAATCATTTTCATCATCGTCACACATTAGATAAACATAATAGTGCCACATCTTGCCTTCGTCAATGTCTTTGTCACATAGCCAAGCTTTTGCCAATTCTGCGAAGTGTTTGGTATTTGCGCTGCCAGTCATAGCAACGACTGCTTTGTAATAATCTGAATAGATCATATTCATGGCAACATACCAATCCCATTTGTTATGTTTTTCAGATTTTAAATTTATGCCCATTTGATTGGCAACGGACGTTGTCTCTTCAACCGTCCAATGAGGACCTTTTGTACCATCCTCATTCTCCATACCCTCTACAGCATAGCGAGCATGTTCCTCATCAAAGTGAGGGCCATTAATAGCTTCATACATATTTGCAGCCAATTCTGACTTCAAAATAGTGAAACCTTTCTCCAGTAAGCTACCCTCATGCTTCTCTAAAGCAGTAGATAATTTATCTATAGCCTCTGATGGAGATTGATGGCGTTTGATTTGTTCTAATATTTTGTTCAAATGCATAGTTTCAATTTATTTATTGATTAATACTAAATTGAAATATTTTGCAATTATTTTGATATTTTGATAACCCTTGTATCTGTTACTTGTATTAAAGGGTTTGAATTAACTATTTGATAATGAGGAATTATATCCTTTTTAAAATTTAAAGTAAATAAGCGCCTAAAGAAACCTTTTTTACGCCATACTTTCTCTTCATATATAAATAAATCTTGACGATTCTTTATATCCAGTACATGTGTGATCATGCTGTCTATTCTTGCTATTTTGATAGTTGTCAATTGATTTGGCTTTAACTCTACTGTAAAATTCCTATCTACTGGAATCTCTTGAGTTATTGTATCCGAAATAATAGTTTCTACTGATGCGACTTCTTTTAATTTCTTATCCTTTATTTTAAGTTCTTTAGATTGTTTTCTTAGTTCTTGTACTAAACTATCTTCAGAATTCTTGAAGTCATCTACAGTTAATTGTAATACTTTGTTTTGTTCTTCCATTCCTGAGAGAGCCTTCTCATAGTAATGTAAATTCACAGAAGTTCTAGCTAACGCATTATCTAGATTATTTACTTTTTTATTTAATCTGTAATTATCAAAACCTAAAACTGCTATCAATAGTATAGCACCCAATTTTATGTAATGTATAAAATTCACTATTTAATCTTTTTAACCAATTTTCTTATCTTAGGCAAATCTTCTCTATCTATAGTAATATCAAGATACTTTTCGCCTTTTTTACGTATGAACTTATTTAGAAGTTTCCAAGGTCCATCTGGATATAATGTAGCTAAGTTTTCTATAACAGACCATAGTTCTACTCCAGCAATAAGTCCTGCAAAGAATTCTACTAAGTGAGCATCTATAGATACTAGTATATTAGCATCTATTTGATTTGCAAACCATATAATAGCACCACACCAACCAAATTTGCGTAGGGTTTTCCATAGTCTTCTTGATTCAAACTTCTTTTGATTTTTAAACGCTATCTTACCTCCTAAATAAGCATCTACTAATATGATTAGTAGTAAGATAAATAGAACTGTCCATAAGGGTGTAAAACTACCTGCCACCCAACTAAATGCTCCTGTTATCAAGCAAGAGATAAATTTGGCTGGACCATCACTGAATAGTTCTTTAAAGTAGTTCATACTAGATACTCCTTGGGACAATAAAAAATATTGATGAATTTTATTTAACATAATAGATTGATATGAAAGGAAAACAAAAACGCTAACTAAATTTTACTTCAGTTAGCGTTTGGTATTTTTTGATATGAGAATTGATGTTATAACGTCTTTAGTTACTAAAAGTTCTCTTATATAAATTGACACTACCCTAAGTAATAGCGGTTATTTGTTCACTATTTGATTCATTTTGCATTTGTTCATAAGCAATGAAATCTGAATCTACTTGTTCCTTCAATTCTTTTCTCTTTTGTAAGAAATCTTTGTAAATATCTATATAACTTTCATCTAGTATCCCTAGTAATGCAGCATTATAGTCATTCAGTTTCTTTGCTTCAACATCTGTACCCCATAATTCATTAATACATGTTTCTAATATCTTATTAGCAGTTAATGTGGGCCATACAGTTACTTCATAATAGGAATAACCGTTATATTCAGTATTTTGTTCTTCTTGTATATTCCATCTATACAAATAATAACCACTATTATCTTTTTCTATCTTACTAGGTATTTTATTACTATATACTCTTTTCATATTATTCTGTAGTTGTAGTTATTTCAGTTGATTTATATTTAGGGAAAAAGCAAAGACGTGTTCCTATATCTCTAGCAGAATTGGATGTGTAACCACCATAAATACTTGCAAGACCATTACCTAAAGCGCCATTAGCAGAAGATCCGGCTAATACTACAAATATTCCGTCAATTGTTATAGTGGTACGATAATAATCACACCAATAAGTGGAAGAACTACCATCTACTTCTGTAGGTATGATATCACCATTTTCTCCAAGCAACATCTTCTTAGCATAACCGCTTGTACGGCAGATATTACCTTTCTTGTCATAGCCCGTGTAAGAGGTGTCGCTGAAATTCGACGGGTCATCGGTGGTCCATAGAATAGACAATCCAGCATCACCCGTGGTGACCTGTATATTAGCCCCGTCAGTGTATTTCCAGACATGACCGAACGGATTCTCTATGCCACGATACCTGTTAGCCATCAACGTGGCATGAGTACCGTCGGAAGCGTTCTTCACCACATATGCCTTCTCTCCAGAGCCGTTCCCGAACTCGTTGGTATAGCCGCATGGTATAAGGGGGTTTGCATTATTGAAATTTATCCAATCTGTCATTTGTGATGCACCCTCTCCAAGACCACCTTGTGAAAATCCATTAGCATCTTTTTGAGCGTTAAAAGGTTTTTGACTATTTAATGTAGCATATTCTACTGCAAATAACCAGAATAAGGTTTTATGTGCTCCATAGGTGTACATCTCCCAGCCACTCCCACGTTTCCTAGCGGCTTGCCGGAATTGGTCTCGGGTGAGGTAGGTGACGGGACAACCTAGCAAGGAACGGTAGGTATCATCCCATTCAGCGGTGTTGTCACCACCTCTAAAATGAATTGAATTAGGATCACTTAATTTACTAGCTCCAGCCGCCGAACATAATAAATTATCGGTTCTATACATTCTGGCTTCATATGTTGAGATATAGAACTTATCTACATGTTTATACCCAGGTAATGGAATTTCGGACAACATCATCCTAAATTTAGTGCCATTAAAATACAATTTATACCAATGTTCAGGCATCTCTGTCATAACGGCATAATCCAAATAGCTTCCACCCCATGAAAGCTCATTATCCAAATATTCTTTAACTCCACCATCTCTATCCAAAAGGCACCTTCTCATCTTACTCTGCACCGGCAACTCCCTATGCAATTGCATATTACCTACTCTAACACCATCAGGACTAGATGATGCAGTATCCCACTCAACACCATATGCGTACCTTTCTTCTAGATCTGGTATATCTTCCCAAGCTGGAGACCACTCGGTCGAAATGTCACCATATTCAAGTTTAATCTTATGGATGGTGGAAGTTGATGTGCCAGTTTTAGGAGAACTAAATACAATCATATGTGTATTATCAGCTACTGCATCTCCGATATTAGTAATCCATTTAAAAGTCTTACTGGCCTTCCCATTCACAAAGTCAGCCTTGCTGAACTGAGCCATAGAACCTACTGCACCAGTAGAGTTATATATAGTGAACATTTCCTTATCATCACCCAATTCTCCAAAAATAGTCAATGTTACTTGTGTTCCTTTAGATATCGGTTCAGTTAGCCAATAATCAGCCATCTCATACTTGGAATTACTCACCTCCTTCCCCGATCCCAGCAACAGGTTCCTCCCGTACACGGGAAGCTTACGATACTTGCCATCATTCATTAAAGCTTTTGATCCGTCACCTGTAGTATGTATTATTACTTCCTTAACATTAGGATCAGTAGAATTATCTGTAACACTTGCCTGTATAGAAATTCCATCAGTTACCGGAATTAAATAATCATTATTAACCTGAGTTTCCACATCTAAATTCTGACGTATCCACATTTGTATAGAACAATGATTAACCCCCATAGTTTGTTGCGCATAAAACCAAATAGAATTATCACCATTGGTGTTATATCCGCCAAAAAGACTTGATATATACTCACCATTATCTCTAATTGGGAGTGTATTAACAAAACCGTTTGGAACCTTCTCTAGTAATGTATTATAGTCTTCTTGAGATATAGATGGAGTATCGCCGTTTGCCACTTTCATGAAGATGTCAAACACTGTACAATCCGCTAAATCAGCTTTAGTAGCTAATTTATCATCTACATATTTTTTGTTAACGTCTACGGTAGGTATGGTAGGTTTACCAGTAAGATCGTTGTAACTACCAGATGTAGCTACAGTAGCCAATATTGGTTTATTCAATATCAATGCATCTCCTTCTGTAGCATTCCAATCAGCATTAACATTTACTTCGGCACCAGCAGCAATGCCATTCAATTTTGTCTTATCTGAAGGTAACATCAAACCAGCTAAAGCAGTAGTAGATGCAGGTAGATCTAATTCTATATTCTCTACTGCATTGGTTACTAAGTTCCTTTTATCCAGAGTAATAGAGATACCTGTTGCTGTAACTGATTTAGCAGCAGCTTCAATTACTTCATTAACATTTGTAACTTTAGTTTTATCCGCAGTAATATAATCATTAGTGCTTAACCCCTTACCATCAACTTTATCTACTTTAGTATCAATTGCTTCATATACCTCAGTAAAGTCAACTTCTGGTATATTAACTACAGTCCATGTGCCATCTTGTCTAGCATACTGCTTATTATCTTTCGGGGCTTCTTCTACCAGTTCCTGACCATGATCACTACTTAGATATGGTATCTTAACCCATTCCCCGTTATATTTTACTTTAATAACCATAATTAAATATTAAATATTTGTTTGCCAATCGATTTAGCTTCTGTTCTAAGAGTTTGAAAAGATTGCCATTCATCATATCTAGTTATAGGTTGACTACCACTAAGTAGTTGTTCAACCATATTAGACTTTAATGCTGCTTCTTCATCTGCACTATATTTAGTTCTAATAACTTTACTTACAAAAGAATCATAAGTTGGTTCTTCATTAAACTTTAATTCATAGTAAGCATAACCGTGTATATCTTCAGAATTAACTTCTTCAATATCCCATCTAACAGCCCATTCATTCATTCCTAGGTATTCTATTACTTTAGGAATATTATCACCCTGTACTTTCTTTAATTCCATCATCACTTAATAATTTTTGTCTATAATCTTTAAAATTATAAGATCTTGTAAAGCGATACCATAAATTATGACAGTTTCCATATTTACACCATCCCCAATAAGCTGCCATTGCTGCTAGCCTCTTATTCTTACTTTTATAACTTAATTTGTGAATAAACTTCTTTTTGGTGTCTTTCCTGAGTAAAGTACGATCATGGTAAAATACATAACCAATAAAATCTATACCTCTTGCTTCTACAGGAAATATCTGCCAATTACGTTTTACTTTTAATTTCAAGTTATCAGCTAGATATTTTTCAATCTCTTGTAAGCAATACCTTAAGTAATCTTTATCTGGGTGTAATATAACAATATCATCACAATATCTGTAATAATATTTTATTTTTAATACTTGTTTAATCCACCTATCGAACCAAGCCAAATTCAAATTTGCTGCAAATTGAGATATATAATTTCCAATTGGTAAACCTTTTGGTGTAGAATAAACTACATGATGTAATAATCTTAATAGTTTCTTATCCTTAAATACCTTTTCAAACTGTGAGTATAACACATCTTGATCTATAGAAGGAAAGAACTTTTTAATATCTAATTTTAAACAATATTTTGTGCCTTCTTTATCAGCTTTTAAATCTCTTTTCAATCTCTTTACTCCATAATGGATACCTCTTCCTTTTAAACAGTTAAAGATATCTGCAGTAAATCTACTAACAAGGTAAGGTTCTATAACATTCATTATAGCATGATGGACTATTCTGTCTGGATAATACGGTAGCCTATATATCTCTCTTTCTTTATTACCACGATCGGCGATGATTGTGTATACGCAATATTCCGAAGTACGATACGTATCTTCTATTAATGCCTTTTGTAACCGGACCAGATTTTCATGTGGATTCCTGTCAAATTTCTTAACGCCGTATCTTTTAGTTTTACCTAATCTTGCCTTTTTGTCGGCCCGGACCAGATTTTCATATGATATTATCCTATTAAATAAATTGCCTATTCTTTTCATAAGCTATTTTGGTGGTAAGACCCGTTCGCCCAATACTACTAGGGTCTCTTCAAAGCACCTGTTATCTTTTACCTAGAGGTAAGGCTGATCTAAGTTCAACAAACATTTTTGTAATTATCTGAAAGCATCTGTTAGTTCCAAAATTTCACTGATATTCGTCTATGAATTCGAGGATGCATTATTAGCATTAGCTATGAAGACTCTGCACTGAGAACCATTATCTGAATTACCTGACTGTTTTTTCAAGTATGAAATAATGTGACAGCAGTCTTACTATAAAGTCATCTCATAGTAATTCTTTTAGATCCCGCCCTTGTTATTAATATTTAATTATCTGTATTACTCAGGACTATGCCTGCATTTTCTTAAATGTATCTGAATCAACTACAACGATCTTACCATAAAAGGCTAATCTTGCACCGAGATTCGTCCACGAATACGAGGATGCATGACTAGCAGCAGCCACGAAGACCCCGCACCGAGAACCATGATCCGAAGGACCCGACCGTAGGAAGATTCTATTTACTGTTGGATTAAACCAGCTATAATCGGAATAGTAAGTAGTTTCAGATCCACCATGTGCTGTAGGAACTACATCACCATATTTACCTTGAGCTACGGCTTTAGTCCATCCATTATATCCATCAGTTGCAGCTGGATTAGGTTCATACCCTACAACTCTGATATTAGTAGCACCTGCTGCTTCAAGCTCTGCTACATCCTTATCTGGGAATGAACCTCCATCATATACAACGTATTTACCTTTTAAAATGTTTATTCCTTGTACAAACTCCCACTTACTGTAATAGCAGTCTTCAAGTCCTA